ATCATCAAGAATGTAGAAACAAACAAACATCATTTCTACATGAAGCATTCTAACTATGGCATGACATACTGTGGGCGGGATCTTGAGAGTCCTAAGTTTCAGACTGTGCATTGGAATGCATCATTCTCAGATACTCTCTATGCCTCCCGCGATAGTTGGAGCGCATGTCGTATATGTGTTAATCAATTCAGGATTCAGACAGAACTAAAAGATTTGAGGGCATGGTAATGGATGACTATGAAGTATGGACATACAGCGTTGAGATTCTAAACGATATCAACGGAGAGTATATGACATTTGAATTTGACTATGATCTGGGCGAGGCAGGTTCCGAGGGAATCGACCCATATGACACATTAGTTATTAATGACATAATCAATGAAGTTGAAAGTGATCTTCGGATCATTCCTAGATTTGTGAGGTCATCACATGAATAATTTAAATAATCCAATACCGTTGAATGATCGTGCATACCTGCGCTCCCTTGGCTATGATGTCGGGGAGCGCGGTCGTTTCTCCACAGAGATGAAAGATGAATTAGCCAAACGTGACTACAAGCCAAGCGTACAACAACTATTTAAACCAGAAGTCACACCGCAACGTGAAGGCCGTCAACTATATGGATATGACAAAGAAGGAAACAAGATCGCATTCGTGATCTGCCACCGCTGCACACAACACATGGTCTGGTGCCGGTGTAGTCAGGGAGTCCATGCACCTAAGTATATATATTCCTCCAAGGACCCCCTTGTGTTCATCCCTCCCGTCGCGGTATAATGAAAGGCCAACAACTACAGAGAGGCATATCATGGCACAGACGCCTGAACAGAAAGCAGCCAAGTATCTCATCGATGCACTAGCCGATTCTCGATTCTCAGAGACAGGACTAGCAAACAGAATCATGGATGAGAAGTATGATATTCAAGCACGATTCTGGAATGTATTGGTCGCATACATTTATAGCAACTCCCTCAACTATGAGTTAGGATTATTCCCACATGACACATACACAATTTCGCGGCTATCCAAGAAAATCAAAGACTTTGTATTCGCAGATGAATACAAACTACTCAAGAATTCAGTATATGGTGACTATGAGTTAGCAAATGATTTGACAGAATTCGATACAACATAATATAATATTGGTGTAGTCAGGCTATCAGGTAATTCTGCCGAGTCTTATAAATAATTCAGACTACATTTTGCAGGGCGGGTCTTCGGACCCGCCCTTTCTTTTTTTGAAAAAGAACTTGACACGCGCCTGCGGCGCGGGCAAGATCTTACCCGAATAAAAAAAATTTGTCAAGACCTTTACGAACCCTTCTTTTTTTCACCAGCATGACATAATTTTTATTTTTAATTATTTTATAAATGATTTTATGGGCGGCGGGAATTATCTTGAAACAAAGGAGGTTATTTCCATATATATAATATATATAATAGCCCGTATACATATATATAATGTATTCTTTACGATTTCCCCGCGTTTTCACCCGGTTTTTATATAAAATAGATTAAAAATTACATAAAATAGGTTAATTTCATATAAAATTTGCATAGAAAAAGGGCATAGACAATAAAATCTATGCCCAATTCCTGTTCATACAATAAAAATTACTGCAAAAAAGACTTGACAGAATAAAATTTATGGTGTACAAACACTAATCTACTCTATATTCCTATATGTGTATATGTTTATACATTTTGGTGGTGTGTTTATTTCTGGTTTTCGTCCTTATAGTCGATTCCATGTTCATCTAATATTCTCTTTAATCTTTGTATTTCTAGTATGAGTGTAGAGAGTATTATATATATGGGTTTGGTGTTATTTCTCCGACTTCCGGCCCGGTCACTTGTCATTCTCATCAACTTCTTCAAGCAACTCTTTAAGTTCTTCAACATCCTGATGCAAATGTTTTACTTGGTCGCTCACTTTCTCACCAATCCGAATATCTTTCTTCATCATTTCGGAATCAGTATCTTGCTGACGATTAGACGCATTAAGAATAAGAGCAGACATGAGGATTGCCTCCAAGGAAACAAAGAGAGTTAGATCACCATAGGGTGGGTTCTCTATTCTGAATCCGATCCACGCCCCCCAAAATAACATATGGAGAACAATAGATAAAGGCTTCCCAAACCATTCCGATGCTTTATCTGATATATGCTCAGCCGCCGCATTAATTTTCTGGAATAGGTTCTTTCTCTTGCTGATTTTAACCACCTGTTTCGCCATAAATGGCAGAATTGCACGACTAAAACACTAGTCATGCAATTCTATTTTATCATGCAGGTTGTGGATAATTCTGACTAATCGAAGTCATAATTCTTAGGACTTGGAACCTGAACGACAGGAATTTCTTTGTTGCCATACAATGAGATAACATCGGGATCATCTTCAAAGGCCATGACAGGCTTGTAGCCGTCCTTTTTAATTTGCTTGAGTACATCTGCCTTAACATCAACATCCGGCCTGTGATCGCCCTTAGCACGCATATAAAGACCTTCGTAGGGAATACCCAAGTCTTTCAATGCCGCCTCCGTTTGAGAACGAACCTTCTCAGGACGCGCTGTGATAATAAGAATATGTAATCCGTTCTCAGCAAGATCCTTAACAAATCCAACAACCCAATCATTCGGGGGAGCCTTCAATCGCTTCATGTTAAAATCTTTTTCAATATTATCAATATTAAAAATAGTTCCATCACAATCAACTAATAACGCTATTTTCTTTGGCATATTTACCTCCCCTCACGAAATAAATCTAATGCTAGATTAACACAAGGATAATGAACACAGGCTAAATAATCTGTATTATCACCCTCATCAACATGGAATCTATAATGATAATCCCACATCAATATATGGAAAGCACCATACAATTTACCGATCTTCTTATTTAGATCTTCTATGGTAGGTCCGTTATTTTCCACGCAGGTTCCTCATTAATCATTTTCTTTGAAATTGCTTCATTAACATATGTCATATATCTATCAATACAGAAGACTGCTATTCTTGCAGACAATTTAGTCCACTCTTCAACATCTTCGTCATTAATACCAAATTCAATAGTAATATCTTCAAGGAGATCCCGCCCAACATTAAGAGCAATTTCTTCTAATTCTGTCATTGACATGGGTACTTCTGCCACTTTAACTCCTAATAAATGCTACTGCAACTTTTTTTCTTCTAACTCTATCTGAAGAGCATCAATCTTAGATTCAAGATCGACATTGTGTTGCAAAACTTTATAATATTTTTCTCTCAAATCTTCAATCTCAGAATTAATTTCAGCATTCAAAACTCTAAGATTAAGTAATTCGGATCTTTGCTCAGATCTGATCTGATTGGCTAACTCAATATTAATCTTCTTTTTAGTTGTAGAAGTATCTAAAATTTTAGTTCCTAGACTACCCACAACTGCAGAAACAAGACCAACTATTAAAGCAACTGTTCCGCTGTCCAAACATAATCACGCCTTTACGAAAGTAATTCCTGAGCAGTAATGGGATGACCAAAATACTTATTTCGCGTAATGTATTGGGCAACGGAAGCCATTCCATTAGATCTTCCAGCCAAAACAATAACCCATCGCGGCTCCATGCCAGCATCAATACAGGACTGACACATTAAAAGTGTTACACCATTAATGATATCAGAATTCTTTGGATGAAGTTGATTTTTCTGTTTTCCACAACATTGGCAATCCATTATTTTCCTCTTCCTCTGGGAATATATGTTTCTCCATTTAATTCGCATGGAACACCATAAGATTTAATAAGATTTCTAACAGTTTTTAAATAATCCATAATTGCTGCTCTCTGCTCATCGGCATACTCCATAATATTTTCTTCGTAGACGGTAAGCGCAAGAAAATCTGGAAGAGCCTTAACATCCATCACAAGCCCTTTAACTGGCTGCTTTATAGTTCGTACCGCTCTAGCCATTTCTAGATCATATCGTATTCTTGCCATGCTTTTTCCTCAGTTTCTTCCAGACTTCTGGAGTTTTATGGCTATTATGATCTTTATCAACTCTGCCAAGATTAAGGTACACGCCGCCCCAAACACCAAATTCTTTATTCTTAATTCCCTCTTGCAAACAAAACGTAGCAACGGGACAAGACATACAAATCTGATCTGCCTGTTCTGCATGGACCTTATTTGATTCATAATTATCATAAAACCAATTGATAGGCATATTTTTGCACGCAGCCAAATGATACCATTCGATGCGATCTTCCTCTAAACCTAATTTATTAAGAAGATTGGACATACTTAGTAAGCACCTTCCATGTTCCGTTATCAGAGCATGGAATAGTTACATAAAATCCCCATGTGTTATTACGAAACATCCCATTCTTCTGAGTGTATCCATTAGGATTGGGAGTCCACTTGATAATGTCCCATCCCTTCCAATAAAAGCCTTTTGACTTATTGTTGACAACAAAATCGTGGGCCTGATCATATTTTAGTTCTGTATATGTAGACAAAATATTTCCTTTGATTGTAGTTACAATTACTATAAGTGTACCAATTCAGTACAGTTTATGTCAATATTCTTTGAGTTATTCCTGTTTAGCACCCTTAAACAGGAATATCGATGGAGTTATTCCTGTTTAGCAGTGTAAATTGTAGTGTATGGCATGTGTAGGTTGTCCATTTGTTAGTTTCAAACCTGTCCATATTGATGATAACTATTGCAATAGTGTTAAAAATAGAACAATCCGCTATTATGGTAGATTGTTCTAATTCTTACACAAACCGCTTCCACATGTAACTTTAATGAATAAACTTACATATGAAAAATTTTATTCCTATTTAATAATAAGTATAGCCGTTATTATGAGTTATCTTTTAAATCATAATAAAGCACAAGGGGGTATTCGACTGAATACCCCCTTGGCACCCAGTAGCCGAAGCATCTGGGGGTGATTATATTCTAGTAATACAGAATCCTAAATACAATATTATAATAAGGATAATTGCATATGCTAGAAATTCTGTTTTCATGCTGATGATTCCGACTTATTATTAATACGATCCCGTTCATCAACAATCTCATAAGCAAACTGAGTTAGTTTCTCTTCGAATTTTGCGAAATGATGACCACAGAACATAAGTTCTCCAGACATGCCCTTAACTAGGACGAACGCTTGAGCGCCGCACTTATCACATCTATCTGCAACTTTGAGTACTGGTTCAGTCAATGTGTCAGTCATTCACAATCCAAATGGATTGGGGACGAACACGAACCAGTCGGTGTCCTTCAGCGGTTAGAACGGTGTAGCGACCCTGCTGGGTATAATTCCAATGCGGGAAACGCGGATGGTCCTGATCAATAATTTCACACGGACCATGCTGACTGAGGATAGATCCTCGATATTCTAGGTGCATAGTATCCTCCTAATTAATTATACTACGGGGTTGTTTCCAAGTCGTTCATTACGAAGTTGTTCAAGGATTTCTTGAAGTGCGCCAATTTTTTGCGGATCACGATCAAGAGACTCATTAACCTGCCTCATATCAGAAACAGTATGGTGATACTTATCAGTAAGACGATCATTCAAATCTTTAATAGTCTCCCTGTAAGAATGATTCAATTCACTAAGTTCTTCAACTTTTCGCTGATAATATTCAATCTCACCATCATAATGAGTAAGCCATTCTTCAAGATCCGAAATCTTCTTAAGATACTTATCACAGAGCATCATCCACTTGTCATTCTCAGCATTGACCTTAACTAGTTCAGTCTCAAGTTCATCAACCTTCTGAGCAAGAGGATCAGGCAAAGACTCTTTAGCCTTCCAAATATTATTAATATGTTCATCAAGCATCTGAATCATATCTTCCTTGACCTTGATGATAGCATCCTTGGTATCTACCCGACTCTTCATGATGGAAATAGTTTCCTCAAGAATCTGAATGGATTGTTCCTTAAGATTGATAACATCATGAAGATCATCAATGGTCCTAGCAAAACGCTCGATAGTATCGGACTGATCTTTGATAACCTGAACGTAATCCTGCTCAGTGGCGGTCATTTTTCCTCCTGTGTTTGTGGGGTGAATAATAAAAGAATAGCAGCGTGCCTAGTTTTCGTCAAGGGTTTTTCTAATACGTTCTGTTACGGATGAAACGATAGGCCATGCTGGAGTTCCAGTAGCCTCATATTCAATAAGGTCAAGGGTGCTTCTAGTTTTTGCTATCTTAAGACCGGACTCGTTTGAAAAAATCTGTGCAAGTCTAGTTAATTCATCAGCAGCATCTTTTTGATTCTTATTACGCACTGCCTCATCTAAATACTTATCAATAAGAACATTAATAAGTTGTTTAAGTTCTGCGCTATCCATCAAGGCCACGCTTCTTCTTAGATTCAGAATACAACTCCCACCACAACGTGGAAGAAATTGGACAATCTGGGCAAGTAATATGACTCCAGAACCACGGTGGACAATCCCAACCTAAATCAAATGCCTCTTGTGCTGTTCCTTTAAACTTAGACGTACAACCCTCACAATAAAGTTCTACCGGCCCATTAGCAAGTTCCTCAAATGTTGGTTTCATAATTCTCCTATGTGTAAATAATCTTGTTAATACCTGACTTCACAAGATCTTGAAAACAATTGTTACACGGTCGGGAAAGACCAGACTCGCCTAACCGATTAACTCTAGCAATATAAATAGTAGCACCTCTAGGATTCTTAACACGACTAAGCGCATCAATCTCAGCATGAACAGAACATTCCTGCTTAATCTTTTCAGTCTCAATAATCTCTGGATTATTACGCCACTTATTAATTCCTACAGACATTACACGACCGGACTTTACGATAACCGCCCCATGTCGCTGCTTCATAGTTGAAGACTCTGCAACCTTCTCTGCCAAACGCAGGAAGGACTTCTCTGTTTTGGTCAGATAACTACTGACCTGCTCCTTTGGGCATCTTAACTCCTAGTCTTTACGATAGTTACACATGGATAGGCTTCGCCACATTCATGACAAATTGAATGATTATCAGATAAATCTACTTCATAGTGCAGAATTCTGTCAATAGTATTATTTGCCTGCCTTACCCGAATTACAAGCATGTAGAAAATAACACCGACAACGATACCACTTAGCAAAACTAGAAAATTTCCCAAAATCACTTCTTCTCCTTAGTAGTCCTGACGATTGAAAGAATTAACGCTCCTGCCACTACAAAGACTACCGCACCGATGGAATAAAGGTAAGAGTTTTCTCCAGTCTGGGCCAACTTACTTCCATTACTAATTGCACTGTAACTTGGAGTTGGCTGAACAGTCGGAGGCACACTTGGCGTCGGTGTACTAGTAGGCGGTGCATGTGTTGGTGTAGGTGAAACACTTGGACTCTGAGTTGGCGTATCTGTGGGTGTTGGTGTCACACTATTTGTGGGTGTGTCACTAGGAGTTGGTGTCTCCGTTACACTAGGGCTTTCCGTAGGAGTAGGAGTTTCTGTCACAGTCTCTGAAGGGCTGGGAGAAACGGTAGGTGTTTCAGTAGGTGTGGGAGTTACGCTTTCGCTAGGAATAACCGATGGACTGGGAGAATGTGAATGCTCATTATCTTCTGATTCGCTAGGAGAAGGCTCTGGGCTTTCTGTTTCGCTCCATGTTGGGGAAGGCGTAGGTGTTGGCTTCTGCTCACATGCAAAAGCAACGGCAGGGGCACAGATAAGTGCGGTAGTCAATAGTGCTACGGCAACAGGCTTACGAATAATCATTTTAATCCTTTTCAAATAGTTTATTTATATCATTAATTGCTTTGATATATCCTTCTTGATGAGACTTAGCATGGTAAGAATCTTCATCCCGCCACTCAAGTTTATTAATCTCATCAAGAACCAGATCAATAACACGATCAGATTTGCGCTGACAACCAGAACAACAACATCCGGTATTTCTGGCAACCTTCTTCAAGTTCAATGTTTCATCCTCTTATACTTAGAATACAACCAAAGGCCAAATAATGCTAGACCTACCCAAAAAAAATCCATCAACGTAGATCCTTTGTTAATAGGTTAATTACTTGACGTATCGCTTCATCGTAACCATCAGCATAGTCAGCATCCCGCCCACCACGATAACGCTCTGTTTCTTCAATGTTAAAAGCAGCCATTTGACCCACTTCGTGCGCTACAGTATTAAGAATATTCTTAGCCGTGGGAATAAAAAAAGTTTTCTCTGACATAAAAGGAGCGCCCAAATAAGCAACATGCCTCTGAATATCATCCAAAATTTTATCTAACATTTAATTTCCTTGTCTGTTGAAAAAGTAGAAGCCCCCCAATCGGAGGGCTTCTACCCAAAAATGATCTACTAGTTAGTAAATCCCTTTTCCTTGGCCCATTCAAGAATGGCCTTGGCTACTGCCTTATTCTTACCGAACTTAGGTGTCTTAACCCAATACTTTACACAATTCCAAAAATTAACATCTGAATTTGAAGGATCAGGTGTTGGTGTAGGTGGCACAGGTGCCGGTGGAACTGGTGTTGGATCTGGTGTAGGTGTAGGAGGAACTGGAGTAGGCTGAGGTGCAGGCTTATTTAAACCAACAAGAACTGTAGCATCTCCCTGCTCCGAAAGCAATCTATTTAGTGTATCAAATGACATGTAAGCACGACCATTATCAACACCCCAAGATGTACCCCATGAATTCTGCATTCCGACCAACTGACGCTCTACATCAATTTCATCAAGAATAAATTCATGTCCACCTGCTACCGAATCACCGGGAGCAATGGTCAAAAGACCATTGGCATCAGGATTGAACATATTATTATACCAATTAACACCAATCATAATTGGATGTTGGGTTAGAGCAGCAAGTACATCATTTAGCGAAAAGCAGTGGGTGTAGCCGCTGATGAGATTTCTCTGCAACAGAACTTTTGCCACGCTAATACCGCTTGATCCCTGATCCTCTGGGGGATAACCTACCCCACCGTCAATCTTTTCAGCATCTGAATAAACAGAAACTGCAACTGATTCATCAAGTTCTGTTCCTACAGGAAGAGTACTAAAATAAGGATCAGTTGAGATCAGTCCGACTGCGCTATTCCCGGTGCAGGAGCCAAGATTGCCTTGGTCAAAACATGGTACATTTCTGTGCCAACGTGTTGACTTAAGAGTAATTGCTGAACCGTCAAAAGCGTAGTCCCTTGAACGTGGATCATGATTTACATTACGACCTAAAGTGTATGACATTAATATTTTCCCCTAAATTCGATTTTTTTCCAATGCTCTATTTCTCTATCTTTGCCGAACGAGTTGAGCGCATCCATGAGCGCATCTAATAAATATTTAGAAATCACTAGTTATCAGAAACCTGCCTGCTTCAATGCATCTGCAAGGGAAGTTTTGAAACCAGCGGTGGTGTATGTGGCACCTGAAATGGTAGCAATGTTTGCGCTTTGTGCCTGCAAAGCCTCGAAAATCATAGTAGGATTCGCGGGGTCACTATTCAAACTTGCCATAGTAGCAACATTGAATTTACCAATGTTCTTAGAAGTGTTGTCCGTCGCACCAAAAACGGGAACGGTGATAGCGGTAATCTTACCGCCGGAAATTGTTGCTGCAACCTGAATTGGGTAAGTTAGACCCTGATCTGTAACATTTACAGTTGCGGCTGCGCCAGTGTATGTACCATCCTTAACATTGCTACCAGTAGCGGTTGGGCTAGGGGTAGGTGTTGGGGTGGCAGTTGGTGTTGCTGTGGGGGAAGGTGTAGCGGTTGGTGTACTTGTTGGAAGTACAGGGGTTCCGGTAACCTTTGCGTTATTTGTCTGGTCCTTAAGAACCTTAGTTGAACAGGTGTATGTCCAAGTCTCACCAATGTTTAGTAGTGGATCTGAATCATTTCCGCTAACATAGGTTACTGGACTGCACTTGTCATCTTGAACCTGCACATTTTTGAAATCAGTTGCTCCGATATTAGCAACCTTGTATGTGTAGGTTACTGTGCTACCGGGAACAACAAGATTCTTGTTGCTTGTAGTTGTCAGAGACAACTGTGCAGCGCGAGCGAAAACTGTTGCAGTTGCATCTGCTTCAACGGTGATAGTGTCCAAATTTGGTGAATCTACTGGAATTGGAAGAGAAACATCTGCTGCTGCATTTGTAGCCCAACCAATAACACTAACACCTGCAATTGCACTAAGTGCAAATACGGTCTTCTTTTTATTGTTTGTTCTTACCTTTTTAACACGACTCATTAGAGTTATCATTCCTTTTGTATTTTTATGAGCGAGATCCTTTGATGCTCACCATTACATTATATCAGGACTGCCTAATAACTTTCGTAGGCACATCCATTTCTTTTAAAAGCCTTATACAATACTCAGACCTTTTACATGAAGATCGAATAAAAACTAGAGCATAATCAATGCCGGAAGAAATCATATCATAATCAGAAGTAACTTTATCAGTCGCATTACCACTATATTTAGAACGCACCAGTTCTTCCTTGACAGAAAAACCCTTTTGACGCATATAACGCTCTACCTTACCTACATACTCTGTTACCATATTTTCAGCACCAGCAGAACCAGTATGAACAAAAACAATCTTGTTATCCTCTGGATTCTTAAACGTGACATCTTCAATAGCAACAGTAATGTTACGCATTACCTCTTCATAATTAATCCAGTTCTTAGAACCGACCACTAAAATCCTCATATATGCTCCTAAAACAGAGTAGCGGCATTTAGCCGCTACTCCAGTATGTTTTTATTACTAATCTAGATTAGTCTAAAGGAAGAAATGCGCTTCCCCAAAGACTCTTTTTCATATCACTCTTCCAGTCATCTGGAATAAGATCTTGCTTACCCAGAGCCTTGGCTCTACGAATAATATGCTGCTTAACTTCTGGCTTAGCACCGCCACGACCCCAAGACCTTATCGCATTCTTAAGATCTTTCTCGTCTTCAATTGGGTAAGATCCATCGCCCATAGCCTTGCCCTGCTGAGCAAGTTTCTTACGACGCGAATTAGAAAACTCTTTCTTTTCTATATCTAGATCTAAATCCGCAGACTTTTCTACCGAACAATTGTCGCAACAATCCCCGTTACAATCTGAACCACAACTATCACAGCAACTACATGCTGCCTTAGTCATTCCCATACACTTGTCACAACAATTACCGTCGCAAGAATCACCCTGACAGTCTTCACAACAGGAAGAACCCTTTTGCATGGCAAGTTGACTCTGGGGATCTGGCTCAGTTGTACTTTCCTGACCACCAGCATTATATGAGTGATCCTGTGTTGTTGTTACACTGATATTATTTCCAGTATCAGGAACTTGGGCGCTACTCTTGGCGTAGTATTCAACGTAATTGTCAGATTTTTCAGTGTGCTGACTGCTTGAAGTAACAGTAGGAGATAAACTTCCCTGAGCATTATATTGCTTGACAAGTTTACGAACCTTCTTTTGGAACTTTTTAACATCTTTCATAGCCTGCCTCTTCATAGCCCTTTTAAGAGACTTTGACTGTTTCTTAGGCATTTGGGCCTGTCTGGTTATTTACTTTGCCCTGCTCAGTTGAAACAATTGGGCCACCATAAGGCTGAGCCGTGGTCATAGAAACATCTGCGCCAGTTAGCGGAGATGCAACACTATTACCAGTCATTGTCTTTGGCTCGTTGACACCAAGGTTGGTGATGTTTGCTGAGTTAAGAGTTGGGCTAAGAGTCTGATTTGAAACTTCAGGCTTAACAGAAGGCTGTGATGCTACTTGTTGGTTGTTATCCATTAATAATTCACCTCTTTCCAAGGGTATTTATTTTAATTATACACTAAATATGATTTATGACTTAAAAACGTTCATTAACCTAATTAAGGTTGACAATCTTTGCTCATTCGGAGAACTACTCAAATTATTTAAATAATCGTTTACAGAATTCTGTAATGTCGTTATAAAAGCAAGAAGGTTGTCATTCGGAATTTTATCAAATGGGAAATACTGCTCTTCTGAGGCAATTTCAACATCGTTATCTAAAACAGAAATTGATACAGAAACGGGATAATCTAAATTAAGTTCATAATTTACATTAATTGACATTTATTTACCTCCCTCATTGTGACATTCGCAAGTACATTGACGATCTTCAGATAAAAGTCTAGTTAAACATTTATCGTGATGGCCCGTCAAACACCATCCAAATTTACCTTTAATTCCTGATACCATCATTTACTCTTTCTTTTGCTACTGCCGCTATCTGTGCTGGAAATGTTAGATAAGGATCTGGAAACGCTGTGTCTCCTGCTGCCTCAGCAGCAAGTGCAGCCACCTGAGAACAAACAACTGTGGATAGGCGGCGATTAATTCTATCAACCCATTTAGGATTAGCCCCAAAAATAAGAAACAGAAGGGCTATAATATCAACCCACCCATAAGGAGTTCCTACAAGCGACTGGGCCTTTTCAAGAGCCTTAGACTTATCACCTTGAACAGGCATAACAATCCAAGTTCCTTCTGGATACTGAGAAATATCATCTATAGACACACCCCAAGGATTTGCTTCTATAATTTGTCCATTGCCAGCATACACGGCTGCATGATTATAATACCATTCGCCTTTAGACCTAAACTTTGTCCATTGTGCTGCCTGAATTAGTCTAGAAAAAACCATCGTTGTATGAATTGCTAAAATGTCTCCGGGTTCTGGATTCATGAAATTAACCCCCGAACATACTTTGCTGCCTCATAATCGGCAGCAGCAGCAACATGCACACCACCATGACCACGATGATGATGAACGCAAAGAACAATTAAATTATCTGCACTTTCAACCCAAGCACCAACAGATTCAGGATCAGAAATGCCGGGATAATCTTTCTCCAACCAAGCAAGTTCTACCCCATTCTGAAGGCTAAACTCAACATGGCTATGATGTAATTCAAGTGGTTTATCTAGAGAACACTCAGAAAAATCATTACGATGCTTACCTATAGCGCACTGCCACTTCTCTGGATCTTTCTTCCACTCTCTATGAATATGATTAAAATCTATGTAATGAGGATCATCTTCCCTAGCGGGATGCTCAGGATAATGAACCATGTATGAATGCGTCACTTTTTGATCGTGGGCATCGGTCATGTATATCACCTAATATAAAAGAATTTTCAATTCATTATATCAGTTTTTGCCGTATCTTATCTTCTCACAATGTACACATTTGAAGACATCTAAATGTTCGCTCGCCTTCTCATAAAGATGCTTATGAGAAGCCTTCTTAACCTTCGGCTTTTCTACCTTGCGTCGTGGACGAGTAATTTCATCACGTTCGTCAAAGTAATCGTTATACTTCACAGTTCCCTCATTTTAATAGTTGCCAATTTATGACAGCGCCCCCGGCAGGAGTCGAACCTGCGACTAAGTGGGTAGAAACCACCTACTCTGTCCTCTGAGTTACGGGGGCCGGAATGCATCTTAGTCTGGGCCTTCTGCAATCATCATAACGCCCCTCAAAAATGCTTCTGGCATATTTGCAGCCAGAATTCCAACGGACTTTCGTGTGTCCTCATTCATAGCATCTGCAGGAACTGTGACCCGCATTGTAATTCCCGTATGAGCATCTGTACAATGCACAAACAACTCATTCATTTCAACATCTACAGTTGCTTCGGTAAGAATACTAGCCATTATTCTTCACCCTATTATTAGCATTAATTTTAATCATCTCTACATAATGCATAAGACCCTTACCAAGGCTATTAAATACTAGATCCAGAGCATAATAAACATCCTCTGGATGACCCTTCTCGTCAAGGCCGGGACTAACATTAGTATCCTGATAAACCCGCGCTGCCAATTCCAACAATTCAGTTGGAGTAATATGCATATCTTTAAACTCAATGCTCATCAACTAACTCCTTTTCTCCATGACCTTTAACAGGCCAATAATAATTACAACGATCACAACAAACAAAACCGGCACCAATAGATGCTTCGTACTCATACTGAGGATACAACTCTGGGGCTTTATTGTAAAGACTTCTGCGATGAGTCGTTACAACGCTATGAAGAGTTACCCGATCAATAAACCAAGGAGGATTACTGTATCCGTCCTCACGATCAAAGTAGTCCCGCAACTTTACAATCTCATTCCAGTTATTTTCGTACTTGTAGCCGCGACTTTGCATTTCTTTGGCAATACAGTACAGGTAGCCATAAAGAGCAAGTTCATGACCTTCAAACATTTTAGTAGCAGGGTGATTACGCCAACCCTTGGTTTGTCCTGCAAGCGCGGCAAGGATCTGACGACCCTCAAGCAACTGCTTGACCAAACGCTTGTTGTCCAGCGCCTTGGCAGAATCCTCAAACGTGTACTCTGACATAAAAACTTGCATGTGTTCTCCTTAGAACGAAAACGATTCATGGTATATCTTATTATCCATAACACCAGCATTTAGCGCAAGGGTAATTACGTCATCCATAAAACTTTCTGTGCCGCACACATACACTTCTCTGAAAGATAAATCTGGTATGTACTGACGAATATAATGCGCCGTCATCGGATGCTTAGTACGATCACCAATAAGATAATACAATTTCCAATGATTTGTCAGAAACAAACTTTCTAAATCTTCATAAAGAATTATGTCATCGACACTAGAAACTCTGTAAATTAAAACAACATCTGCCCTTCTAGGAAGTTCTTCTAGCATAGCCAAGATTGGGGTAATACCAATACCTGCTGCAAACGCTGCAATATCATTAGTCTGACGCCTATGTGCTGTAAAAATACCATACGGACCTTCAGCAAAAATTCTAGTGCCGGGACGCAACCTTCTTGCTAGATCCCTGCTATGATCACCAAGTATTTTAACAGTAATTCTTAGGTCACCATTCTTTGGTGATCGGGAAAGCGAATAAGGGTGTGCCTGCCACCACCATTTCCTTGTCAGAAAACGCCATTGGAAAAACTGTCCACCCCTAGCATCAATGTCTTCTAAATTAAGACCACTAATGTAAACGCTATACACATCTGCGGTTTCCTGAACAACTCTTTCAATTCTTAACTTATGACGCCTAGAAAAAATAAATGGTTGAATAATCCTATTCATAATGATAGTCAAGAAAACTCCCGCGTATAAAAATATCCAACAAGCCCTGAGAAAAGAATGCTTAATGAAAATATTCCCATTATCAAGTTGATGACCAAAAGCAAGAACGACGGCTACATAGAATAAAAGATGAAACGCCCACCATACTTCATACCGCATCATGCTACGAATTTTACGATAACTCATTAAACCAAGAATCACCATCATAGCAAACGCTACAATGGCTTCCGGCATCCACGGATAATCAGTAAAAAACATTTTAGTCTGTGACCAAAATGTTTGTTTAAACGGTTTAGCATATCCAAAAGTGGTGAAGATCACATGTGCAGCGATCAAGACCAAAGCATACGGAGCAATCTTACGATGCCACAAAATCATCTTGTCATGACCAACTTGACGTTCAAGGAAAGGCAATCGAGAAGAAAGCAGCAACATCATTAGACAAAGATAGGTACCAGTCATTGCAAAAATAGTACCCCAAGAAATCATACTTCTCAGGGATGCCTTTACAACAAAAAGGGAACTGCCAACAACAAGACCAAAACCTAAACCGGACATTCCAATAGCAAAACTTGCTATATCAATTCTTTTCTTCAACATTATCTTCCGTTAATCCTTTATACTCTTCCAACGCTTCATATGCTACGCGAGCCAATTGACGCCAAGTAAAATTCTCTGTCTCATTTTCATCATAATTCTTCATGGCCTCAGCCATTTTTTGAATAGCAACAAATCTATCAAACATCATCGCGTTCCTCCATCAACTTAAGATACTCTAATAAAATAAAAGAAGTGTAAAGAATTGCTATTTTTTTAGTATCAGTTCTTTCATTACCATGAATAAATTCAGAATGAAATTTGGTTGCTATAGAATCAATAATTTCATCAAAGTTTCTTTTCACTTAATTCCACCGCGATACTTCTTTTTAAGTTTAGGTGCCACGCCTGCTTTAACAAGGGCCATATAAGCCTGACCATATTTCTGCTCAGCGCCCATACCAGCCTTATTACCAGCACCCTTTTTCAATTCGTTTGATGCTGCAGTAAATGCTCGCTTTAGATCTTCAATATTGCCTGACATTATTACTCCCTATCTAACGGTGTTGGTGCGGTAGCCTTTGTACCGCAAAACGCACATTCCATTTCTAAAAGATATGCAGATATCTCATAATCCTCAAAGGATACTATGAGTTTCCACATGTTAGAACCACAAATACATTCATGGGTTATTATTCCAGAAAGATCAAAACCTGTTTCTTTCATGGAATTACTTACTTATTATTTCAAAAGGTCCAATTACTAATGGACTAAAGGTGCTGGCTGCCTCTAATGCTTTCTCTACCTTATTCACCACAGCCACCTCTTTCGGCATCGCAAAAAATGCCCCCATCGCATAATTAGCGCCTGCGCCAATTGCTGCATAAGACAAAGTATCGCACTCAACATGGAAATCATTTTCTATATAAAAAATGTATCCATAAACTCCTACAAGAAGCGACCATGCATTTTTATCCTCTTCGTGTAGGGGAAATTCATGATCTTCAAAACATTGCTTGAGGGCAGGAACAAATTCTGTAACCATAAACTCCATAACAAAATCAAAATCTGGATTATTGGAAATTCGTGGTGGGTCAAAATTATATTTTAAAATTTGTCCTAGCCTAAAACTTTGACAGAATCCGATTAAAAAATCGCCATTCCTAAAAACTTTAGGTTCTTTTTGAGGAAGAACGATAGAACCATCACTGGCAGCAGCATCGGAACCCATATAAACCTTACCCTTATGAGAATATGCCACTACACATGTCATCAGTTCGGACCTAATCCAATCGAATTCTTATAATTTACAATATTAACAATGTTCTCTACATCTTCAGGAGTGACATTATCTTTTGCGCTATCTAGATTGTACAACAGAACACTTTTATTGAAAACAGAATTTTTCCAAGCCCAAAAAGAAAAAAGAAGAGCCAGCGGCGCAAAGGGGAACTCTTTGTGGAATATCATATAAAAAGATCCAAATATACAAAAAAGAACAATTAGAATTCCAAGGACCCTGCCGCTCCAAAAACCAAACTTATAACTCATATCATTCATCTTCATCACCAATAACCAATCCAAAATCTTTAAGGGCTTCTTTAGCCTCTTCAGAAATATTAAAAACGGCCTCTAAATTTTCATCATACTCTATTTCAACAAGACCTTTTTGGTATAAAGAAATTAAATTTTCTTCAATTTCTTCCATCCAAGTACCATAAAAATCTGGCATGAGTTCTTTCATTAACTGCATGTCAAACTTATAGATAAAATCACCGTCTTTGTCTATCCCATCTAATTCTGCAATGCCTTTATTAACTAATTCATCAATTATATTAGACGCATATTCCTGAAATTCTTCTTCCTTATCCAATTTTAACTCTCGCCTTCGGATTAGCCTTTACGATTTTTTCAATTGTCTCTATCCACAAGTGTACTACATTTTCAACGTTATACTTAGTACTTACAACTTCATAACCCCTATCGGCCTGCCTTTTTCTCTCATCTGGATCAATTAACTTTTCCATATTCTTAATCCAATCGCGGGGCTTCTTAGCAACACTACCAGCCCCATCAGCAGCCAACTTCTTATAATCTTCAGAAGCATAAGCAACAAAAGGGATACCGGACATAGCATATTCAAGACCCTTAAGATTACTCTTAGCCTCATTAAAAGGAAGACTATTTAATGGAACAATTGCTATGTCCATTGGAAGCAAGATATTACCGTAGTATTGCGGTGAACAGCCGTTTGTGCCTTGAAGTCGTTCAGGATTAATATTAGCAATTTCAGCAAATTCATGTGGCTTTTCAGGATTAATTCCCGCATGATGGAATTTAAGGTCATATTTTTCTAGGAAAGGCCCAAGCCAACCGCGCAATTCTTCAATATCACCAGAACGCCAAACCATGATTCCAACCCAACCAACCACAGGCTTATTACGAGCAGCGTCATAGCGTTTAACAAACATGCTTGGTTTTATAGAATTATAAACCTGATAACAATTATCATTAAACTTTGAATAAAAATCATTTAGAAACTTAGTACTAGTTATAAGACCGTTTACGTTCCTATATGTGCCAAGCATGTGGTTTCTATTCCACAAAGCATCCCTATCTGGGTGAGTAGTCTGAAAAGCAATATTCGTTGTTGGCAGGCCGTGGAACCAGTCATCAATATCAATAATAATGGTCTGACCTAAATCTTGTGCCCTTTTAATATAGTCATTGGCCTGATGCCACATCCACAATTTAAAAATAACAACATCTAGGTTTCCAATATAATTTGTAGGATTCTTAATTGGTCCCCGATAGCCCTCTCTTTGAAGAATTCTGTCATAAGTTGGAACGACAACAAAACCCTCTCCATCAACCCAACCAAATTCTCCAATGAAAACTTCAATACCCAACTTTTGCATTTCTGCTGCTGGGCCAAAAAATCTAATCCATGTACATCCTCCGGGGCTGGAAGTTTGATAATCGCCCCAGTCTGCACTTAACATTCCTATTTTCATAGGTAACCTTTCTTAGTTTGAGAGTGGGGGCTTTTCGCCCCCACTCTATTTAGAAGCAGTTATAACGGGCACCTGCTGGTCCCCAATTGCTTCTTCCCTTTCCATTATTCCAAATAATCCAAAACGCATGATCCTGATCTACCCGGCTCCAATGATTAATTGGGATATTAGCCAGATAAGGTTTACCTAGCAAATGTGCTAGGATCGGCCTCCAAAACTTAATGAATTGGTATGCACCTGCACTGGAAGAAACGTGACTGACAACATCATACTGCCCTTCGCTTTCCCTCTTAACAATGCAACGGCGAACCAATTCCCATTTTGGATAGTAATATTTACCTGTCCACGCTGATGGCCTCATTCCATTAATAGGGCCAAGTGGATGGATCATGCTTCTTGTTGGTGTGATTTTGACAGTTTTAACGACACTGCCAGCCGATACTACTACATTACTTGCATTACTACTCTGGGCCATTGGTACCTGTACGACAAGTGCCGCAAGAAGGGCAATGACGGGAGTAATAACTCGCATAAGTGGAGTCATTCATCCAGAATATCATCATATTCTTTTTAAGTCAATAGTTTTAAACTACTACGCTCTCAAGGGTTGCGCGTAATTGCCAGTTCCAAAACTGATGCTTATCAATTCTTTCTGCAATAAAATTAGCCAAGCCCTGCTCATCAGAAGCATTAGCAGAACGGAAAATTGCCTTGAGTTGATTGATAATTACCATATTTACAGAAGTTAATTCAATTAACATATCAACGGGGGAAAGGTTTGGGTTTTCTTTAACAGAAACTGTTTGTGAATTAGACCACGTTTTTAAACCAAATGGCGCATCATCACCAAGTTTACGAATATTTTCTGAAATAGTATCAATAGAATCATACACATCTTCATAAATCTCAAGAAAGAATGCGTGCAACTGCTTAAATAACATGCCCTTAACGTTCCAATGATAGCCATGAGCCTGTGCATACATGGCAACAACGTTTGCCTGTAAACTTTTTAAATCTTCTGTTAAATCTGACATATTAAATCCTTAGATATTATTATGGGGCGGGGGCTGCCCATGCAACTCCCGCCCCGGTAAATTTATTATATCATGGAACTACAATAAATTTAGACTTTTCTCCTAGAGCAGTCAAAGACTTTACTCCGGGAACTCCATCTGCATCTTTACCCTTATACCCAAGGTATTCTTGCCAACGAGTGTATGCCAACTTTGTATCTTTGTCAAAATAATTATTAATTGGTCCAGAATAACGATTTAGATCTTTAAGTGCTTGTTGCACAATTCCAACCTGCTTATTCTTTTTACCGGGCTGCACAGCCGCAACAGAAATTTCTACTGCTGCGGGTTTTGGCGCAGGAACCGGCGTTACAGGCTTAGCAACTGGAGCGGGAGTTGGAACAGGCTTAGGTGCTGGAACGGGAACCGGAGGTTTTGGAGCAGGCTTAAAAACATTAATAATCTTCTGAATAGTACTAATAGTACCATCAGACTTAATTCCTAAACGCTTCTGCACATTTTTGAAATCTGCAACAGTTGCATTAGATCCATGACTGCCGGGGGACCAATTTTGAATAGCCTCTAGATGCATTTCATCACAAAATCCGGGCGTGGTGTCGGTGGCAACTTTCCAATCACCTCCCCATCCAAAAACTCTCTTTCCGCTAGTTGTTACATACTTATTTAATAAAGAATGCATGGCATTAATCTGAGCCTGTGTCATATGACGGCGATGATCGGCAAGAAGCACATCATAGCGCATGTCTGAGGCAACCGCCCCGGCGTGCTGAGAAAGACCTGCTCCTGTGCGTGCCTGACGGAATTCCCATCCGTCCAATGGACCTTTATTCAGGTCAATAACTTTCTTGTGAACTTCTGCTAGGAATGCTGCAAAAACTGGAGCAACTTCCTTGCGTAATTGAACTTTCTTAACGGTGCCGGGTACCTTGATCCACACAAGATGATCTCTCTGTTCCTGTGCTGTTTCGATACCGGGCCATCCACCTAGTGTGGTACCTGTCATTTCTAACTCCTAATGAGGATTGGTTCCGGCGCTACGATTTCCGTATCCGGTACTTTCTTTTCCATCTTTCTGCGGAGGCGTATTATAAGTAGATGCCCAACCAGTATCTTGATTTTGTGATCCTGTGTCTGGCCCCATAACGCCCTTTTGCGAAGGGAAAAATACTCCATCCCAAAAAGAGGATTGATCATAAGATTTTTGTGCATACTCTTCAGGTGATTTAGTAGTTCTCACTTCATCTCCAAGTATATCAGTTGTTGTAGATGTTAGTTGATTCATGTGAACTATAGCATCAGACTCTGTTTTGTGACAACCTACAACTTGACCAGTGCCGTCTTTTAGAACTGCCCATCCACCCTGACAATCGCCTACGTTGTATTCTACACGAAAAGGTTGTGCTGTACTTCCACCATAAAGATTCATTATGCGTGCCAAGCCGTTGAAGACAATGTTGTATCTGATGCTAAAGGAACTAATTTAATATATGCATTAGGAGCAATTGTTGGAGCAGCACCCGGTGCCGCACTATAAGTAATTTGTGGAATAAAGGTGCCAGCAGTTACAGACCTAACAAGACCTTTAACAAAAACTTGTCTTGCAGTAGAAGTTGCCACTGCTGGAGTTATAGCAGTCGAAGTATTTGTAGCAATCCACAAACTACTTGCAGCAGTAATAGTTGCGGCGGTGTTTGCATTTTGAGAAACATGAACCATATACCCAATTGTTAGAGTTCCAGTAATTGCAAATCCTAAAGATAATAAATTAGAAGTAGCACCAGTAGTGCTGATAGAAAACCACATTTCCATTTCATATGTAGTATTAGCAGCCAAGTTTATTGTTTGATTTGTGGAGGGGAATATGTTTTGTGCAGTTGCTACATTTGATAATGTTGTTGTCCCAGTATTTGATGTAAATAAATTAACAGCAATGGGACCACGACTTGAAGCAGCGGTGTTTGTAGTAAAACTTAAAGCCCTACTATCAAACTCAAGCGAACCAACAGCAGGGGTTGTTAAAACATTAGAACTAGAAGTTATTTGAATGGGTGGAATAGAAGTTAAACTACCACTTGTAAACTGTGAACCATTTTGTACAATTGTCACACCATTAGTATTTGATATATAAAGAGGACTATCTATATATGTACCAGATGCGCTCCTTTGAATTTGAAAAGAAGGGTTACTTCCTCCACCGATTGAACCAATGGACCAAACTGTTGAGGGTGTTCCAATACCAGCGCCTCCATAAATTCTAAAATTAACTCTTTGAGAAACATTAGAAGCAGTACTTTGGATAGACAGAATAGTCTCACTATTAGTTGAAACATAAGGATTATTGCTAAACATTGCAGAAGCACTTTGACTGGTAGCATCTGCTCCAGTAATATTTCCATCAGCAGCCGCAATCTGTATTCGGTTAAAAATTCCAGAAGGAGAAGAAATATAATTATCATAAGCAGTCAATACTGATTTTATATTGTTATGATCTGTAAGATGTGTTGTGCCGCCGCCTGCTGCGGTAGCAATAGCAGTAACGCTAGAAGTAAAGGGTGTAGTTGCCAAAGTTGCTCCAAATATGAATCTTCTATGATTATATCACTGAAGCAAATTTAAAGAAAAACTCCATCGAACACTGAACTTTTAAGAACATCATCAGAAAGATCATCTGGAGACAAAACCCTTTTTACTCCAGCGCGAGAAAAAGCATTTCTTCCCTCAACATCATTATCAATAGCCATAGCAACATTACCATCAATATTTAATTTACGGGCAACTTCTTCTTTCCATTTAAACCTATCATGAATTATGTAAGGATTCATATATAATGCTTTATATTTAACATCAGCAGCCTTGAGAGCAGCAATTGTTCTTTTTCTATCAGACTCCAACCTGCCGGTCACAAGAATCAGATCGTAAGAACTTCTAGCCTTCAGCCAACCAACAACATTCTGCATAGGCTGTACGCCATTTTTTAAAATTGTATTATCTATATCTGAAATAATAATCATAACAATATTATACCTGCTGCCCCTCATGGATTCGAACCACGATAGACGCTTCCAAAGAGCGCCGTCCTGCCGTTAGACGAAGGGGCATTATCACCCAGTAATTAAATGCTGAGTAACACTTTTCTTTTCTACAATACCAATGCTGCAAGCCCAGCACCAGAAAATATTATGGTCACAGTCTGGAGATTTACGTTTGAGGTAGCGGGGATTTTCAAATGGTCCGGGCAAAGATCCGCAAACTTGACAGGTTTGTCCTGCCTGTAAATTTCTTCCACCCTGACAGTCATAACAAAATTCTCCAAGAATTCTTTTTTTCTCTGTTTGTTTTTTATTATAAGGCACTTTCTTGGGCTTTTCAGGAAGAGTACCATCAGGATTTGGAATTAGATCAGCCTTAGCAACATTACATTTCTTGTGAGAAATTCTAAGATTATCTAATTCATCACTTCCACCAGCAGCGCGAGGAATCCAATGTTCAATTGTAATATCCAGATTATTAAGAAACGGCTTCTTGCAAATAAAACACAAGTCGCCGTCACGCTCTTTAATCATCTTAATTCGTTCTGCTCTTTTAGGGACCATCACACTACAATTCTATCATATTAGAGAGTTGCGAGAGGCGCAAAATTCCACAGCACACCAGCGTAAGAGGACTCCCCTATCGCTCCCGTGGATCATTTCGGATACTGTAACTATACCATCCCAAGGAATCATCTCTCGCAACTCCGTACGCCGGGTGAGATTTGAACTCACGATACACAGTGTATAAGACTGCTGCCAAAACCGGGCTAGGCTACCGGCGCGTACTATAAAATTGTAAAATTGTCTACAAAACCAGATTCTTCTGGCTCTATTCCAACACTATTCAAGAAATCCCGAACCTTATCCGGCATAATTCTTTGTTGCTTAGGTAATTCTATAACACCGCTTGATTTTCTTTCAAGGTCTTTTATATTTTCCAACTCGTCTTCTGAATCATAGGTATAAATTTGAACCTCTCTATTTAAATCTGCTGGAGTTCTTGCAACAGCATTATATATAGCCCCACAAGTAGCATCAGCAAGATCTTTAGATCCCGTTCTTGGGTGATCGACTTTATCTTTGATAATTCTTAATTGCAATAACTCATCAATTAAGATTTGATTTCTAGGTCCGAACAATCTTTCTTCCATAATAACAAGAGCCATATCTTCATAATGTTTTTTTGCTACAGAAAGAACCTCACAATTCATACCATATGCTTTGAGTTGTTGCATCATATCGTGTGAATTCCAACGGTCAAAAGTAACCATTTTAATATCAAAACCACGATGTTTCAAAGAAACAATGTAATCTTTCACTTCTGTAAAATCTACGCTTTGAGTGGATTTAGGAGTCCACCAACGAATGGCGTCTACGATAATGTAGGGAGCAGCCTCGTTCATTTGACTGCCAACCTTGATTCTTCTCCAAGAATCAACATGAGCCATTGTGACGGCACAACGGTCATGTTTTTGAGCAAGGTCAACGTGAATAAAATACATTTTATCTTTTTCAGGTTTAAACCATTCTTGGAATCTATTATTTTCATCGAGATTTGGGTTGAGACTACTAAAAGCCCTTTCTATCTTTTCTCTAGACTTAAAGAATGCATCCTGAGCATCTGGAGGCATACATGCAAACCTACCAAGTGCGTCTACCGGATCTGTATAAAATGCAACAGTAAAATCTTCTATAGATCTTGTTGGATTAACTTCCCACGTTGGTCTTTTTAATGCAAAAACTTTAGGAACAGAATAGGATAAAATATGATCTTCTTCCCAATCTATATAAAATTTATTTTCTTCTACATCATCCGGTAATTCTGGATCAATTTTAAATTGATGAGTTCTAATAACAATTTCTTTTTCATTAACAACTTCATCGTATCTTTGTTGAATGAAGTCATTCTTATATCGCGGGAAAGATAAAAGAACAACTTTGCCAAAATCTGGGAAACGGGAATCTACCGATCCCCTATACATCTTATAGATCGCTCCCGCAGTTTTAGCCTGTTCATTTCCACTAGTAGACTCTATATCAAAACCGGAAATTTCGTCAAGGATAGCAAGTAGGACGTTGTATCCTTCCCAAGATTCTCTTTGAGAGTGCCCAGAATGCACCGTGATAGCCTTATCAAATTCAATGCTATTTGCTTTTGTTTCATATTTACCAGCAAACCAAGGGCATCTTTCAATACGATTAACAAAACCTTTAAAGAAAACTCTATTAGCCTGAACAGCATTGATAGCAATATTAATAATATCGATAGCATCACCGGGAGGCTTGCCATAATATTTAGCAGGATCTTTTAAGCACAATAACAAATACACAATATAAGCACAAGCAATAGTAGAAGTATAATCTTTCCCAGACCCCTTTCCTAGTTGAAAAATAACTTCATTACACGTTTGCTTCCATCTTTTTTTACCTTCTTTTTCACCAAATAATGTAATTAAAGTTTCTTTCTTATATATTTGAGTAGTTGCCTTAATCATTGTATATTGATTTTCTGAAAGAGGGGGAAGATTAAGGAATTTATTAGAAACGACAAATTCTTCTATCGAAACTGGTTGTTCCTCAAATTCTTCCCCCGCTAGTATTTCAAGAAAATCTTCAAACATTATTTCTATTTGCCTCAGATTCGCACATATCTCTAACTAGATCTTCAAAACTATACTTCATTTCCCATCCAAGTTGTGCCTTAGCCTTTGCTGGATCACCCAACAAGGTATCTACTTCGGCTGGTCGGAAAAATTCTTTACTAATGTTTATTAACTCTATTCCAGTATTTTCATCATACCCAATTTCATCGACACCAAAACCTTTCCAAGCCAAAGAAAACCCAAAGTGTGCTGCGGCAATAGAAGCAAATTCTCTTACGGAATGCTGTTCACCAGTAGCAATAACATAATCTTCCGGGGAGTCCTGCTGCAAAATTAGCCACATGGCTTCAACAAAATCTTTCGCATGACCCCAGTCTCTTAGGGTATCAATGTTTCCCAATTTGATTGGAGCCTTGTCTATTGTTAACGCTATACGAGCCATACCCTTAACAATTTTTTGTGTAACAAACTCTTCGCCTCTGCGTGGTGACTCATGATTAAAAAGAAGCCCGCTGGTTGCAAACATGTCATAAGACTCTCTATAATTTTTTGTAATCCAATATGCATATAATTTTGCTACGCCATATGGTGAACGGGGGTAAAAAGGTGTAACCTCAGTCTGAGGAATTTGTTGAACTTTTCCAAACATTTCTGACGTACACGCCTGATAAAACTTTACAGAATCTACCTTGCCAAGAACCCTAATGCTATCGAGAATTCTTAAAGTACCCAAGGCATCCACGTTTGAAGTATATTCTGGTGTTAAAAAGGACTCTCCGACATGACTTTGGGCGGCAAGATTATAAATCTCATGAGGATCTACATCCTTAATAATTGAAGAAATGCTAGAGGTTTCTCCAATGTCGCCTGCATGTAAATGAAAATTCTTATTTTCTAAAACACTTGAGATTCTTTCATTGTTGTTAGTAGAAAGGCGACGACGAATACCATGAACTTCGTAACCTTTATTTAATAAATTTTCTGCTAAGTACGAGCCGTCCTGACCAGTTACGCCAGTAATTAATGCTCTTTTTGCATTGTCCATGTTTTCCCTTAATCTACTCTTATTAATTCAACCTGATTGGTTGCCTCTGAAAGCCTTTTGGCTACTTCATATTTACAGCGATCACAATCCGCTGTAACATCTCTTAAAATCTCTACTAAAATCTTTTGTTTTCTTTCAGTTTCCATAAGTTGATCAGCAAGTTCGCTATTCTCAAGGACTCCCGCCTTATTCAACATATCAAGACGTTTCTGCTCTGTATCAGCAACAAGTTTAAGAGCCTGAGTCTTAACAGAATATTGTTGATTAGAATCTGCTTGGTCAACAGTTTCCCAAGCCTTAGAAATAATCATGGCATAATGCTGATCTGCTCCTGCAATTGCTTCCCTCGCACGATTATGAATGTTACTATCATTGTGAATAATTTGTTTCCACTCAGATATTAATTCTGTAACAAGTGCGCGGGACATGTTAAGATGAGTAGCGATCTCTTTTGGACTTGATCCTTTAAGTAGTTCTTCAACTACTCTATTCATAGAATCAAATCTTTCTGCAATTTCTAATTCAGATCCCAAGTTTTTTCCTTATGCTCTTTTTTGCACGATGAACACCCTTTAAGGTATCTATGTAGAATGATCTAAACTCCCCCGTATTTGGATTCATGCAATCAATCCAAGTAACATCAAGGTGGGAGTTATGCACCCACTTATGAAAAATAAAATAACCTCGAACATTCTTAATCTTGATCTTGTCCCCCGGTTTAATAACATCCTTACCAAATTCTAGTTCTGTATAAACCGTTATATCAGGATTGTTATAGGGAAGGCGCTCAACCTTTTCCCTCTTTTTCTTCACCTGTATCCACCGGCTGTCGGTGCCCAAACAGAACCGGGCCTATCAATTCCACGAATTAATTTGTATCCACAATCTGGACAATAGGCTTTATCACGCTGTTCCATTTTTTGCATAAGAACCATTTCTTTATCACATGGAATGCATGTGTAAGTATACATCGGCATTTTATCTCCAATTGTCGCGCTTTGCTACCTTTAATAATACCAGATAGCCAATTAGATCGTCAATATCATTATCACCGGGAAATTCTTTACCCTTGAGAAATCTACTTAACTTATCATCAATCCTAACAAGCAACTGCTCTTGATTATCCGCTTTAGAAAAAACCCTAACAGGTTCAAGCGCGGAATTCCCATAAGCCCTATTTTTTTGAATAAGAAAATCTGCCATCTCACTACAAATTTTAGTAATCTCTACCTCAACCTTATTCCTTGGTGATTTAGTATCATATCCATCATCAAGTTTCATTTTAAGATTTGCCATGCGGGATACTCTCCTTTAAACTATTGGGTGTAACTCTAATATATTCTGAAAAAAGTTGCAAATCTTCAAGGCTATGAACACCAGAATATGAACAACCACTTTGTATTCCGGCACGCCACTCATCTAAAGTTCTCCCCACCTCACCCTTAAAAGGAATTAAAGTGCTTTCTCCTTCAACGACAGAAACTTTTCCATGCCATTCCTCTTGAGCCTGACGACTTGCCATTCCCCGAAATTCCTTATAAGATCTACCATCTTTATTTATCAATTGACCCGGAGACTCTTTGTGACCTGCCAATGCCGACCCAAGCATAATTGCATCTGCGCCAGCCGCAAAAGCCTTTACAGCGTCACCACTATTTCTAATTCCTCCATCAGCAATAATAGAAGTAGGTAGTTCTATTCTTTCCATCATTTCATAAATCTCCATAATAGAAGAAAGAGTTGGCATACCATGTCCAGTTACAATTCTAGTGCTGCACATCGAACCACCCCCAATGCCAACACGAATTGAGTCAGCCCCCGCAAGAGAAAGTTGTAAAAAGCCATCCCATGTAGAAACATTTCCCGCCATAATATGAATTTCTGGAAATGCTCTTCTAATTTCCCTAACAGTATTAATTGCTAAAAAATTATGACCGTTTGCTGTATCGACAAGAATAAGGTTAGCGCCAGAATAAATTAAAGATTTAACTTGATTTAAAACTGAATTATGTACGCCAACCGCTGCTCCAATTAAATGATTTTTCATAGCGACAGAATTAACTTGCTGTGTCTGTTTTTCAGCACTCATAAAACGATGGATTATCCCAAGCCCACCGTATGAAGATATTTCCATAGCCATATCTTGCTCACAAACAGTGTCCATCGGAGAAGCAATAATTGGAAGATATAAATTAATTTTTCTTTCAACTCCAATAGACATTTCCAAATCTACATCTTTTCTACTTTCAATCAATGATGATTTTGGAACCATTAGTATATCTTCAAAACAAATGCTTTCTTGCTGATTATATAATTTCATTAATTATTCCAATCGTTTTGTCTTCTTCTGTCAAGATCCCAACCCAAATTAACGGGATTTTCTTGACTTGCTTTTTGACGCCAATAATCTTCATTAAATTGCCAAGTTCTAGAATTATTTCCTGAAAAATGTTCATTGCTTCTTATCGATGTTAATGGTCCGGGACCATAGGTTAAATGAGGTCCATCTCTCCAACTTTTACACCCTTCAACACATGATGGGTAATCGTCATGACCAAATACCAGATTTTCTTGCATATTTGCCCTAATAATTCGATCATGATAATCAGTATCTTCATAATATGCTGGATAAAAATATTCATCAAATAGGCCAACTTTGCGAACAAAATCTTCACCTATTGTAAAAGAAGAATACCCAGACAAAAACGTCATATTTGATTTAGACATATGAGGATAAGTCTCAGCCAACGATCCGGGCTTAAAATGTATATCAACAGAACTAATAAACCAATAGGGTGCATGAGGATATAATTTTATTCCCAAATTCCATGAACCAGCACAACCTAAATTAGAAGGCATTTCTAAAACCTTAATGTTTAAATTATTAAATTTATTTTTAATATTTTCTAATTTATTATTTCCATTATCAATAATAAGAATTTCATTTATTGGAAAATCTATTGTTGATAAAGTTTCTTCTAGCAAATCTGGTCTATTAAGAATAGGTATTATCATCACTGGAATATTCATGGTATTATAATTCTTCCTTCACCGTCAATCTGACTTTGCCATTTCACATAATCTGAACCCCAAAAAAGGCTTCCGTAAAGATTTTCCCCAGCAATTCCGTGAAAAATTCTACACATATCTCCATTATATATATAAACAGATTTCTTTTGACCGCCCCATTTTTCTGCATCAAGCAAATTTGCATGTTCCTTGTTTTCATCATGCCCAAAATACTTGAATAAACCGCTGGTGTAAACGGCTGGACCAGTATGATAATGAACTCCATGAGGGATATCATATTTTGGATTTCTCAATCTTTCTAGCATAACTTCAATAATACTTTTAATAGCAGGATGACGAGGTGTTGCAGCAAAAATCCATTGACAAAAATGCTCTTCATGCTCTGGGCAAATGATCATACCGGCATCCTGCCTAATCCAAGTATCAATGGGTTTTCTAGATATAGCATCAATATCTGCATATATACCACCATAATGATATATTATTAAATATCTCCACATGTCTCCACGCATTACCCCCAAAGGCAGGCTCAACCATATTTTTTGGATTTCTTCTCCATAAACATTTAAAATAAAATCTGCAGCCTCCCGATCATTCATATAATTATATTCATAATCAGGATTATGCTCAATCCAAGTATTAGACGTTTGTTTAATATAATCAGGGAGCGTATCCCTATCATCCTTATAGGTTTGCCATATTCTTTTGGGGATTTCTTGCATTATAAATGCAGCCATTCTGGATGTTTTAATGTCCACTCAACAGTTCTTTGCAAAGATTTTTCAAAAGGTATCGGCATCTTCCACCCAGACTCAGTAATTCTATTTTGATTAAGAGCATATCTTAAATCATGACCCGGCCTTGAAGAATGAAAATCAACAATATCATAATTAAGTGGTTTGCCAACATACTCAGCAATTAGATTTGCAATTTCTAGATTGTCAACCTCGCGCTCGCCTGCAATATGATATCGAGCAGGAGTGCTGGCTTCTCCGTATGCAGGCGCTGGTAGATTAGAAATATAAAGTAATCCGTCAGCCTGATTACGAGCATGTAGATAAAAACGACTTCCAATGCGTCCATCAGGAGATCCATGAATTGAAACTTTTTCACCATTAATAACTTTTTTAATAACCATAGGCACATACTTCTCAGGATCTTGAGTCTCACCAATAATATTCATAGTGTTAGTAATAATCAGAGGGATACCATAAGTTCTCCAATACGAGAATGCTATATCTTCCTGTGCAGCCTTAGATGCAGAATATGGATTACTTGGCAGATGCTGATCTTCCCATTCAACATGAGCATATCCATCTGGCGCAGGACCATATACCTCATCCGTAGATACTTGAATAAATTTTTCAATATTAGAATTCCTCGCCCAATCAAGAACGTGACAAATTAAAGAAACATTATTAATAATAAAAGGCGCTGGCTCTTCAATGCTTCTATCAACATGACTTTCGCTTGCAACATTAATAACAAGGTCGATGTTGCCAAATTCTCTAGCAGTAATGGGAGAAATGGGAGAGGTAAAATCACAACGAATTACCTTTATTCTTTTATAATCCTGCTCTCTGCCCTCTAGGGCCACACGAATTCTATCTTGCAAACCCTTGTGCGTAAACGTTGTTGGACAAACAACTTGCCAATCAGTATTAACCAATATATGCCTAAGGACATGGCTACCAACGAAACCGGAAGATCCGGTCAGAAGAACCCTTTTCACTTTTCTCCTAATAATCACTGCCCACTAATATTGGGGCATCATACACGCAAACATTTTCATTATATCAATTTTATATTAATCAGAACATTTTTTATTACAGAAAAAACATTTTCATCATCATAAAAATTATAATGTAATGTTTTTGCTTTGACATTTTCAACTCCATACCAATAAGCATTTGTCTCAACATCTAAAAAACCGATTAAAACTTTATTTTCATTCAAAAAATTATTTTTAGTCATAGAAAAGGTACCCGGACCCGAAGAATTAGTAATAATAACATCACAAGATTCAGAAATATGAGCAATTTCTGGCAAATCACAGGTTATTTGATTACGATTTGTTAGAATATTTGTATAAAAAACATTAGGCATTTCAAGATCTAAATAATTTGTACATATAAAATTAATATCTGGAAACTCTTTTGCTAAATTTTCAATAGCATTTTTCCAATTTCCATTATGAGATTGACCAGAAACTGGAATATCATTGCAAAAAAGAACTTTCTTGCCTTCTGGAATAACAACAGGCGAAAGCAATTCAACATCTATACTTGAAGCATAAAAAAGAGTATCATCTTTTATTGGAATGGATATTTCTCCCAATGAAGAAACCAAAACTTTATTTGACAATTCTTTCCACATTATTTGTTGTTGAAAATTATGACCATGCATTGTCAAATAATAACCAATCCATGTATTTATATACATGGTTTTAGAAATTTCATCATAATATGTCGGAGGATTTTGCATTAAATGGGGATATTGAGTAATTGATACACACATAATTGGAAGATTAACGGCGCGGGGAGAAACCATTGTTGCATATTCAACAGGAATTCCGCGTGACTCAAACTCTTCACAGAATTGTCTAACATACTCTTTGTTGCTATGAAGATCGCCAAAATGCCAACTATTAAAAAATATTACTTTTTCAATCATATTTTATCCTTTAAATATTTTGGAAGAATTTTTTGTTCTCTAAAATCAGAATTGTTTTGATTATCAATTTTTGATTTTATCAAATATCTTTGATCATTCATCATATAAACATTTCTTGCTAATTTAATAAAATTAGGCCCAAAATCATTTTTTGACTCGCATATCCTAATTTTATCTTCTACTTCCCATAGTTCAGCATTTATTAATCTTAAATCGTCTATGTCTGAAGAATTAATATGCATATCGTTTAAAATATTTATAATATAATCAAGTTCAATTTGTATAAACGACATTTTATCAACATCTTGACATTTTTTCTTTTTAATTTCTAAAATAGTCATTTTATCAACTATTTCACCAACAGAAACATTTATTAAAGGCATTAACTATCCTTCTCTATGAATTTTAAGCAAAGAGGCAGAGCCATAAGGATTAAACAAAAGCCTTCCTTCTTTTTTTACTTCAGAACACCATTGAATATCTTCCTGCTGATTCCATAATAAATCTTCATTAAAAGGATATTTAATCATCAATTCCCGTTTTGTAAAAAAGAATCCTCCACTTATATAGTGATCTTGTGGGGTTTCTGAATAATCGAGATAGGGTTGCGACAAGCAAACCCAATCTAATCTAAATCTATTACCGTTCATTGTAAAAATTTTATTTGTTATTGCAGACCAATCATCTTGATCATTAATAAATTTACATAAACCTTGATACCAATCATCAGAAAGCATAAAGTAATCATGAAGCATTAAACAATATTGATAATTAGAATTTTGTACGGCTAAATTTTTTTTCCTAGTTATCCAACCGGGTCTATCAAATTCATTAAAATCTATTAAAACAATATCTTCTGATTTAAAATATTCAGGAATATCCTGAGGAATACCGCCAACAATTATAATTTCATAATTATTTATTGATTGATTTCTTATAGATTCAATTAACAACATTAATGCTGAAATATCAGCATAATTTGTTATAACGCAAAAACTTATATCAATCATTATCAATCCAATAAATCCACATATTTACCAGCATTAACTTTTTTTGCAAAATCTGTACATACTGCATAACATTTTTCTATTTTACCAACATATCCTTTTTCTGGCAATACACAAATTGAATTTTCCATAAGTTTTATTTTGGGATATGTCCAAACAAATCCTTTAGAGGTTAGGGTAAAATTATCTGTTTCATGCCAAAAATAATTAAAATTATTATTGTTTAATTGATTAAAATATTCTAAAGACTCATAATTTTTACAATGTATCCATATTAAAGATTGTCTTTTTTTAAACCAATTAAATGGTACCAAATACTGAGGCTCGTCGTGACCAAGGTACCAAGAATCAAAAATTTTCCAAACATCAATTTCTATATCAAAGTTTGCGTCTAGGGCAATATCTAAATAAATGGGATTATTTTCAAAATGCGGGTTAGGACCATTTAGATTCCCCCTATGAGCAATTATTTTCATTTCTGAACTTGTACCCAAATCCAATTACTGTGAAAATCTCCGGGGCCAGTTGGTCTAATATCTGATTTATAATTTTTAAAACCTATTTTTTCTAAATCGTTTTTTATAAAATCTTCATCCCTTAATTCAAAATCGTATGCTCCATTAGTTGATGAAGCATCAAAATCATCTGCATAATAATTTGAAGTTGGCAAAGACTTTTCTCCAAAACCTACTTGGAAGCAAAAAAATCCTTCAGGTTTAAGCACTCGATAAATATCTTTCATAATATTCATTCTAATAGAATGTGATGCAATGTGTTGCAAACATATAACACTAAAAACAACATCATAATTTTCATCGCTAGAGGGTATGCTTTGACCATCACAAACAAAAACTTCGCTGTTTTTAATATTATTCAATTCAAGATTATTTTTTGCTTTTTCAATACAACCTTCAGAAATATCAGTTCCATCAATTTCTTTAAATCTGCTAGAAAATCTAATAATGTTTCTTCCCGGACCACAACCATACTCAAGTGCTTTTAAATTTAAAGTTTCAAAATCCTTAAAAAGATATACATCATAATCAGTCCATGCATTATGTTCATGGTAAGAACCAACAACGGGATCTGGATTATGGATGTCCCACGAATTACTTTCATTATTATAAAATGATTTTTGCATATTTAAATATTTATCAATATTATTCATTATTCCTCCAAGTGTTAATAAAATAATTTAAATCTTCTGGGGTTCCCAAACCCCACATATTGTCAATATTAAAAATTTTAATATTTTTACCATCTTGAATTGCTTCATTAAAAACCGGACAAACATAAAACTCATTATTAACACGAATATTTTTATTAATCATTTGTTCAGCATATTTAACATAATCAGAGCCTTTACCCCAATAGTATACCCCTACGGTAGCATTATCAGAAATAGGATTTTTTTCAGCAACCTCTGTTACTTGATCGTATTCATTAACTTTTGCAAAAGACCATTTTGGATGAGTAGACTTAAACGTTAAAATTCCAGCGTCGCAATCTTGCTCATTCATCTTATAAAAAAAATCTGAAGGATTCCATTCAATAAATTGATCTGAATTTGCCATAAGTAAAGGATTTTCATTATCTATAAATTCTTTTGCCAATAAAGTCGTACATGCTGCCCCTTGAGTTACACCGTCTACTTCTAAAATTTTACAATCAGGAACCATAAGTCTTAACATAGAATCAATATTATACGCTTCTTTATGTGATTTTTGTATTATAAAAATAAAATTTGCTTCAACACCAAGGCTTTTTATTACCCATTGAATCATTGGGCTTCCTTTTACATCAATAAGCGGTTTGGGAAAAGTATATCCGGCTTGCTGAAACCTAGTTCCTCCACCAGCCATTGGAATAACGACATTCATTTTTTTATCAGACCAAATCATTTTAAAAACACCATTATTTCTATTTAATTCATTTTTAATTTTATCAATTGTTAAATCAATGCTATTTTTAACACGCAGAACATTTGCTCCAGAACGTTTTGCTGCCAACAATCCAATAGGGGAATCTTCAATTATTAAAGTTTCTTCGGGAAGAACCTTCATTCTTTTCATAGCCTCCCAATATATTTCAGGATATGGCTTAGAATTATGCACATTTTCATTAGAAATGATTTCATCAAAATATTCTATAATGCCAATTTTTTCTAAAGCCAAATTTATTGTTTGACGAATAGAGTTTGAACAGCAAACTATATTAAATCCATTTAACTTTAAATAACTTAAAATACTTATAAGTTTGTCATTTTTATTTATATCTTCCAACATTTTTATTGTTATTTTTTGTTTTGAATCCCAAATTTCTTTATGTAATTCTTCAGGTAAACCTTTTTTTTCTGTAAGCATTTTGAGTTTTTCATTTGTGCTTAATCCATCATAAAAAGAAAGGTGTTCATTTTTATCAATAACATATTTTTTATCAATATTTAAAAGTGCCAAGTTTAAGGCATGATAATGAGCATCTTTTATATCTACAAGCACACCATCAAGGTCGAATGCAATCAACTTTATCATTTTAATAAACCCATTTTAATCAATGCCCTCTGTATAGTCATGTGACTACACTTAGCCTCATTAGCCATTTCGACAATGCCTTTTTTTTCTAAAATATATCTTTTATAAAGCCATTGCTTAGACTCATAAAGTTTCATATTACCTCGTAAGGTTATTAGCAGCATACCATGCAATACCCGCTGCATCAGCGACATTATCACTAGTAGTAATTATACCCTTATCATGCATAAACTGTAAAGTAAAACCCTTACGCTGCTCTCTAATTTTAGCCTTATACCAATTTTCAGATTTACCGGGAAACTCTTGCTTGACTGCTTCTTTCTGAACCTTAGTATAATTTTTATTACCAATAAAAGATTGCCAAGTTATCGGATGAACTTCCACTACTTCAATGTTTTCATCCAATAATTGACCCATAATAACCCCAAAAATGTAGGCCATTTTGATTCCGGTCGCGGCAGATCTGACAACGACCCCTGCTTCGATTGCCACAAAGTCCACATCAAAGATTCCTGTTTTACAGACCGCTGCAACTTTTCTTTTTGCATCGAGAATTCTTTCATAAACATTGGCTCCTTCAAAAAATATTTCACCATAAGATTTTACTTTTTTATCCTCAAAGATACAAAATGCAAGACTATTTGTACTTGCATCAATTCCTAAAATTTTATGAGCCTTTGATTTATGAAGTTTAGCCAGAGACATTCTTTATCATTCCAAGAATTGTTTTTCTTTTTTCAGTATCTTGTTTGGCAGAACACTCTTGACATACAGAAGAATTATTGTATCTACTCAAAACATTCTTACATCCACGTTTGGAACAATATCTTTTTTTACCATTAAGACGTTCTTTATTCTCATAATATTTTTCACGAATCTTAGTATTAGTTGCTATGCGACAACACTGACTTGAACAATATTTCTGATTATGCGTAGTTTTTTCAAATTCTTTACCGCATTCTTTGTATGCACAAACATCTATCATTTCGGTGGCACATACTCTGGGACAACATTATTACCATCGGGCAAATCTTTCCAACAAACATCAAAAACTGGACAACCTTTACATGCAGGCTTGCTCTTAGTAAATGGTCTTGTAGGAAGATCCTGATCATCATGACTTTGCTTAACCATCCTAAGCCAAGAAAACAAATCTTCAATAATCTTAATATTCTTTTCCGACACTCTAACAGGAATCAGAGTCAATTCTTGATCATTCTTATTCTCATAAATAAAAACACCTTGAGCAGTCTTGAGAATCTTCATATAAATCAACAATTGAAGAAGATGATTAGAAGAAGGCTTCATGCTAGACTGCCTAATTGAATAAACTTCTTGCTTAGCAGTTTTTATCTCTGCGATGACTTGGTTGCCTTCCCATTCCAAAACAGCATCGACAAACCCGCGAATGGGTGGATCATCATAAGTAACTTCAATCTCAACATCTTTCAACCTTCCCGTATCTTTTAAAACTTTTTGAATTCTATCATGAGCAGCAGTACCATTCTGCATATTAGCAATACCCTGAGCATCAGCAGTTTCATTAAATTCCGCACCCTCAAAAGCAATATACCAATAACGAGGACAATTACCATGACCATAACCAATAGTACTAGGACTAAAAGTAGTTTTCTTAGTTGTCCCGCCAGAACGACGTTGTTTTAAATATGCTTCCTCTATTTCTTTACCAAAGGCAACATGGTCAAAATCGCCCTCTAAAGGCTTCTGAAACTTTAACGTGCCAATAATACTTCTAGTCATTAATAATTACCTCGTAACGAATATTTAAGTGCTGCTACCAGTTTATCAATGGCATCTGCTGCTGTGTAATAAGTATTTTTCTTTTGAGATGCTACTGGCCCTTTCTCAAAAGACGTATAGTATCTTGCAAGCATTGCAAACTTAGCACTCATAGCCTGCAACCTAACGATCAATTCCGGTGCTTTAGTAGGAGGAACATCAGGCTTCGATATTAATTTTATCACAAGTGACAGTGCTTCGTCCAAGTCCGGGTCTTGCATAATAGAAGACATATCATTAAAAACAGTAAGTTCGCTTACTTCATCAATCACCGCCATGATGCCGCTCCCAACTCTCTACCAAATCCTCCAACAAAGCCCACTCAATAACTGCAAGCCTTGTTTTCTCACTCCCTTCCCCAAGAATGATTTTGAGTACGGGGAAACAATCCCTACTAACTTTAAACGTATCTGTACAAATCTTAGCCCATGAAGATTTATTAATTGAAAAAGATTTAGAATATTCTTTATAATCTACAACAAAACTCTTCCATCGAGCATCACCTTTTTGATACTGCCCCCGCCCAGAATTCTTCTGAGCCTTAGCACCATCACGCTTTATTTCTCCACGCTCAGTCAAGTTGCAACTCCGACTCATGATTATCAGGACAAACCCATTTAATTAAATTAGTAGAAGAATTAAAATATGCATTATTAGTTTCCTTATTGCATTTCTTACAACCATAAATTCCGTTAAGAACTTCCCAGCCATAAAAACGTTCTTCTGACTTATCCTGCTTACCTAAAAAATCCTCAAGACTTGGCATAAATCTGACCCCTTAAACCATCAACAACATCAGGATTATTCCTTAAATACTCAACAGTCTTAGCCCTACCCTGAAAACGCTCTTCACCCACAGTGTACCAAGCACCACCCTTTTGAACAATACCCATCATTTCGGCTACGTCCAAGGTTTCACCAACTCCATCAACGCCAACCGCGTCTCCTTGGTAGTAAAAGTCATACTGACCGCTGAGATTGGGTGGACCAAGTTTGTTGTAGTCGATAATCCAGTTAACAGGTCGTCCAACCTTCTGCTCAATAATCTTGTCACCAACGCGAACTCCAGTTTTGATAGCATTCGCTTCGGCTTCGGATGACCATAACTTAACGACAGTACTGGAAAAGAATTTGACTGCCATTCCCCCGGTTGGGATATGTGATGCGTGCATAGACCCAAATTGATTTCTCTGTTGAGAGATAAGAACGAGTAGCGTATCTTTATTGGCATAATTAAGCATCTTGACGGCATGTGTCATATCCTTTGCTTCCGCACCAATTTGCTTGGTGTCTTGGAGATTCTTTAACTCTTCCCCATCCTTTTCAAAATAGATCGCTGGGAGCAGGGCTGAAATAGAATCAACAACAATGATATCTACCCCCGCCTGCATAAGTTGCACACCAACATCAACCATATCGTTAATAGTTTTTGCTGGAGAATAAATTAATTTATCAGAATCTACACCTAGACGACTAGCCCATTCCGCTGAATAAGAAGACTCAGAATCAATCCATGCACAAATCTTGCCGTTCTTTTGTGCTTCAGCAATCATCTGTAAACAAAACGACGACTTTCCAGCAGACTTATTACCCCAGACAAGAACCTGCCTACCATAACCTAGACCGCCCTTAAGGGCGAGATTTAGACCGATGCTTGGGGTTTGCTGACGCTCCACGTCGATTTCTGTCGCTAGTTGAACTCTTTGTCTTGTCTTTGGATCTAGTTTGGCTAGAATTTCCTCTGCTACCGGGGTCATATAAACTCTTTTCTAATTCTGCGGCTAGGTCTTTCATCCATTTAAGGCGACCTGTATTTAAACGATCTATAATCGCCAATATATTCTTAACATCTTCAGTTTTAACGACCAGAAGGTATTCGTTTTCAATTCCTTCTAGTATGTAGGAATCTAGCATTTGATTCCATTATACAGGAACATAGAATTTCTAGATCAGATTTCCATGCTTTTTGGGACGCAATTTATTCTTATCAATCTTCTTACGCACAACCTCATCAAAAGAAGAATGAGGGTCAGCCCATCCTAACCGCTTAGCACCCTCAACAAAATCAAGCAGACGGATAAGTACATCAGCCAATTCTTCTTCAACAGCCAAGTGGCCCTGCTGCTTCCTCAAAGCCTCAAGAGTTTCACTCACCTCAGAATGAACCAATGCAAGTTTAGCAAGCATAAAATTAATATCAGGATCAATTACCCAGAAACCTTTTTCACAAGCATTGTCATGAATCTCAAATGCAAGATTATCAAGATGCATTTTCAACTCCAGAAACTAGGCTAAAATTAACATAATTATCTTTCTCTTGATTAACCTCTACCTGATAATCAGAATAGTCTGCAATCAAGTCTTCTACATGCACTTCAATTGTTCCTACAGTTTTTAGAATGGCTGCAAGCAAAATCTCTGCTGTAATTGGAAGGTTTTCTTCCTGTTGCTCTGTCATTTTACATCCTTTACAAAGTTAGTCCCGTCATCTAATTTTCCAATGTCCGGTTCGCAAACAGCACCGGGCCTCATTTTACCCAATGCAACTGTATAATTTTTAGGGAAAGCGATAACCCGCTTCAATCTTTTATCTGGATCAGAAATAATAATATGAGCCATCATTTTATTCGACTTAGTTCTATAAGGAGTAAAATCAATTACTCGATACTGATGATAATCAATACCAAGACTCTTTGAATATAAGTATTTAATAAATGGATCATCTTTCTTATTTACTACGTCATCAATATTAACATAACGATGAATTCTGTTATCTCCCACAAGGAAGAAGTACATGTTACTTGTTTCAATCTGTGTACCCTCACTATGGAAAATACCGATAGATTCTGTATCATCTACTAACTCTACACGCGACCAGCCGTTGCCACGCTTAATAGATTTAACCATAGCCATGAAAACAAAACAACCCTGTTCCTCAAACTCAGAAAGCGGGGAAACCTGAGCGCGAATTTCTGGTGGAATATCCTTATTATCAAATTTGGGAATATTTAAATACTCGTAATAGTTTTCTGACTCATTACCTGTACGAGGATTATCATCGAACGCTGCTCCACCAACTGCATTCAATGCAGAAATAGCACGAGAATTAACTCCGCTACCTTTTTTCTGAGCAAATTCTAATAACTCAGAATAACTATCAAACGGTCTTCCATTAATAATTTTAGATCCAATTCCATCGGAAACATATTTAATGTTAGAAAAACCAAAACGTATAGCGTCACCCTGAATACTGAAATCTAAATCAGATTCATTAACATGTGGAAGCAGAATCTTAATCCCCAAACGCTTCGCTTCTAGAAGATAATCTGTTCTTGCATCTTTATCCTTTTCGCTCTTTAGCAATGCAAACATAAATTCGACTGGGTAGTAGTGCTTAAGCCACGCTGTCCAATACGACAACATGGAATACGCCACGGCATGAGAGCGGTTGAACGAATATCCAGCGTGCGCCTCAAAGTCGTGCCACAACTGTTCAGCGGTGTCCTTGTCAATGTACTGCGTTGCCCCACTGACAAACCTCTCCTTGAAAACATCGAACTCATGAGCATCCTTCTTCTTTCCAATAATCTTACGGATCTTATCAGCATCCGACCATGACATGCCTGCCAAATAAACACAAGCCTGCATAACTTGCTCCTGATAGATGACAACACCATAAGTGTTAATCAAATAAGGTTGCATGACAGGGTGAACATAAGTAGTTACTTCTTCACCCTTCTTTCTGGCAACGTACTTGGCACCCACAGTATTCATTGCACCCGGACGAACTAGAGCATTAGAAGCAACCAAATCCTCAAAATTATCTACACCCATCTTCATAAGAAGATTAGTATAAGGAGTTGCTTCTGCTTGGAATACACCTTTAGTGTATCCCATCGTAAGATCCTTATAAACCTTCTTATCATCTAAGTTAATATCTGTTAAAACAATATCCTTGTCATACCGCTGCTTAATCATTTCAACAGTGTTAGAAATAACCGATAAGGTCTTAAGCCCCAAAGCATCAATCTTAATCAAACCAATGTCTGCCGCTTGATCCATGTCATAAGCAACAACAGGGATGCGACCAGAAACGCTATCGGAAGTATCTGCGCGGGTTTCAATTGGAGCATAATTTCTAATGGGTTCTTTTGCTACAACAATGCCAGCAGCATGGATACCCGTTCCACGAATTCTTCCACGCAAGTTTTTAGCAAGGTCCAGAACCTCTGGGAACCTCTGTCGAAATTCCTGAGTGTTAGTAGACGACTCAAATTCTTCAAATGTCTCTACGGACTTTAGAGCCTTGTTAACTTCGTGAAGTGGGACCATAAATACTCGGGCCGCGTCACGAACCACTCCCTTATCCTTGAAATACTGATAAGTAGAAATAGAAGCAACATTCTTAAACTTCTTTCTTAAATACTCTTTAACCTCGCCGCGACGAGTATCCTGAAAATCTGTATCAATATCAGGAAAGTCATTACGCTCTTCATTAATAAAACGACCAAACAAAAGATCGTACTTGATTGGATCTACTTCTGTAATACCAAGAAGGTAGCAGACCAAAGATCCCGCTGCCGAACCACGACCCGGACCAACCAGAATACCTTGAGACTTTGCCCATGTAATCATATCCTCAACAACTAAGAAGTAAGCAGAAAAGTCCTTCTTCTTAATCACTGATAGTTCCATCTCAAGCCTATCATTGTAGATACTATCATTAATGATACCTCGCCGGATCATGCCTTCCTGACACTTCTCTCGCAGTTTGTCATGAGCGTTACGCTTAGGCACAGGCAAAAGATTCTTATTTTCTACATAATCATAATCACTAACTGAATCAGCAACGGCAAGAGTGTTCTCATAAATGTCGGAACGATCTATGCCTTGCGCTTCAAGTTGCTCTTTGATGTTTGCTTTTTCTGCGAGATACACGTCGATATCCTGAAAACTAATCGGTCGATCAGGATAAAGGTAGTTAAGACGTTCAAAAAAATCCATTTTGCGAGACTTTTCAAAATCAGCGTCCTTATTGTAATTAGGCTTAGTCGAAAGAATAAGCAAAGCCTCTTCTACGCCGCGCTGACTTTCCTTAGCAAAATGGCAATCAGACGTAACGATAGGCGCGACATTATACTTGTCAGCAAGTCTAAGTAATTCATGATTGAGAGATGCAGGATTGTGAGGCTGGATCTCAATGTAAAAATTATTATCAAATCGGTTACTGAACCAACGAGTCAACTGCTCTGCACGATCAAAGTTTTCCTTTTCAATAGCCTTAGAGATAAGTCCATTCATGCATCCAGAGAGAACTGTAATCCCGTCACCGTATTGATTTAAAACTTCCAGATCAATTCTAGGCTTACGATAAAAACCTTCAGCCCATGCCAATTCTGACAACTCTTGAAGATTTTTCAAACCCTGCTGATCGCGTGCGAGCAAAATAATATGATTAAAAACCTGAGTGTTATCATCACGAACACGAACGTCACGCTTATCAAAACGATCAGTCTCAGAAATATACGCTTCTACACCAAGAATCGGCTTCATGCCTAAATCCTTAGCCGCCTTCTGCATCTCACGATGAGAAGAAAGCGTACCGTGATCTGTTACTGATAAAGTTGTTTGACCAACATCCTTAGCCGCCCTAAGCAATTCTTCTGGAGAACAAAGTCCATCCATCAGAGAATAATGCGAATGTACATGAAGATGTACAAAATCACTCATAATAATCCTTATCTAAATAGGTGTGGGTGGGGACTCATACCTCCCCACCCACCTAATATAACATAGCGACTAATTACCACTCTTCGTCAGTTGAGACAGAAGAGGAAGATCCACCACCATCGGTACCTGTATAAAAGGATTCCTGTTCTGCGTAAGGGATATCGCGTACTGCAATCTTTTCTAGATCATAAAGTTCATGCTTCTGAGATGAAACGTTGCTTGCAATAAGCGGTGTAATGATATATGAAGTTTCTGTAGACTGGCCCGAACGCTTCAAACGCCACTGAATGTTTGTAATGCTTCCAGTCTCATTTGCGTATTCGATAACAGAAGGTGTTGCAGACTTGGGTCCAGATCCCTGAGACATAATTGCAACATATGGATCTTCGTTACCGTCATCAACAAGTACATTGATGTATAGGCGGCTCTTACCCTTCCAGCCAGCCTTCATATCCTTGCGATGCTGCTCACAACCAAAACAACGACCCTGATCGTCCATGCTACACAGAGCCTTACGACGATAGTCCTTTGGATTAGTATGTTCTACGGCAATAAATCCTGCACCGTATTCTTTATTGTAAGTTGGGGAATCAGGATCAAGTTCCTGAAGAAATGTAATCTTAACACTCTGGTTATCTGCTAACTTAAGCCAGCGACCCTTTTCGCCACCGCCACCAGATGAAGGACGGTCAAGAGTTGAATTTAGATCCTTTAGTCCACGAATAATACCCATTGTATACTCCTAATATATTGTAATGTGTTGGGCTATAACTTGCCCTGTTCTACTATTATACCAATTAAACTGGGAAATGTGAAGAGTATTCTAGGTGATTCATAGAATTTTTTATACACTGTGCAATCTCTTCATCCGTCAAATCTCCCGCATCCTTAGCACCATGAGGATATATAGCATCGTTGCTATATATGGCCCACATAATATCTTTGTTCTTGAGAGCGTTGGCGATTGCCATTCCTAAATCCCTGCCGGGACTGTGACCAGTACAGACTTTAGGATAACACTTCCTACAATTTTCAGCAATATAATCTTCCTTATTATCATTATCAGTCATGATAATTATTTTTGAGAAATATCTGTTGAGGTTGGCAAGATTGTCCTTTGAGATATATCCCCCAAGGGTGGCAACGACGTTGGGAAATCCCGCACCATGAATCCTGATTGCATCAAAACTTGATTCACATACGACGACTGTCCCACCAAACTTCTTAGCACGATGCAAGTTGAACATCGTTTTTGACCTTGGTAGATTCCTTGAATTCTTGAATTTCTTTTCACTTATACCTCTTCCAACTAAACCAACAGGTAAACCATCAGGACTATGCACAGGAACAATAATCATATCTTGTTTGCCAGAATAACCTAACTCAAAATAATCAATTAATGACCCCTCGATACCGCGATTAACTAAATATTCATAAGCAGCATAGTTACTTGGTAACAACAATTCGTCATGCATATCTCTAAGTTTCTGAGATGAGAAAGCGACAAACTCTGGCTTTTCTTCTAGCAGGGAAGCAAGTTCATCCTCAAAATCTACCGCCGCATCAGTCTTACAGGACTCGATAAACCTTAATGCTTCAAAACCGTTGCGGTGAGAAATCTCTTGAACCAAGGACAGGATATCTCCAGAAACATCGCAAGAAGGATTAAAGCAAAGGTACACACCTTTTGTGTGACTTACTGAGAAAGATGGAGTGTGCTTATTACCATGAAATGGACATAAGCAGAGAAAATCATTATAGGTTTCTCCATAGATTTTTAGACCCAAGCCATTCAAAATTGAACGGACATGAGCCTGACTATAAGTTTCTGTCAACATTAATTACCTATCTAGGAATAAAGTCTTGCCCTGAAAAACCTTCGTAAAGATTAGATTTATTTTTTCCAACATAAACTGCAAACATCGTTAGCGAAAATCCATACTGATTCTTTTGCTCTATGTAAGATGTATTAAACTGTGGTGCCATATCAAGTACGGGAACATATCCTCTGTCCCGCATTTGTTGAACTATAGTCTTTTCATATAGTTCTCTCGATTGAATGATTTTTGAATCATCTCCTATAACACCTGTGATGTTAAAGTTATGAATTTTTCGCATATTAAGTTTTCTCCTGCAAAAATTATACCATTTATGCAGGTAAGGGATCATTGGTCATAGATTTCTTTAACTATTCCACGATCAATATTCCAATCCAAATAGAAACCAAAATCTGTACCATGCCGATTCTTACGACTAATTATTTCAATAATGTTAGTATCTGGAGTACGATGAACAGCAAAAGCCATATCAGCATCGTACTCGATAGCCTTAGACCATGCAACCTGATTAAGCATGGGAGGGCTTTGATGATCTGAAACATCATCAGCGGTGGCAGCGGTGATATCAATAACAGGAAGATTGTTCCGTACTGCCATGAGTTTAAGTTCACGCGAAATATTACGATTACGCTCAACCTCAGAATTAGACTTCTTTGTATCATTAAGCAACTGATGATAATCAACAATTACCAGATCAGGACGATGCTGATCAATCTTACCCTGAATAGTTGCAGGAGTAATATCAGACATGCCTTCACTGGAGACAACAATGAATCCACGCTTGTCTACAAACCTTTTTTTACCCCACGCACTAAAATCATCAAGATTCACAGAGCCACGCGAAAAATCGCTTGCACGAAACATGCCAGATCCAAGCATCGTATAAATACGATCACGCATGTTTTCTGGGGCCATTTCCATAGAAACAATCATAGGCTTAAAGCCCTGCTCCCAAGCCTTACATGCCATATATCCTGTAGCCCATGTCTTACCCTTACCGGGCCAACCGATAGCGACAATTAAATGTCCGGGAGCCATACCTGTAGGGTAAGCAAAATCCATAGCAGCAAATCCCGTCCTAATGCCGGGAGCGCCACCCATAGCCTCTGACCGTTCACGCAATGCAATCATATGACGCTCAGCATCTTCAAAATCTGTCAGGTCTAGATCATTAACTGTTCCGGTAAGCCTACTTAACTTAGCAACCTCAGCCTGAATGTCTCCAAGGACGCGGGAGGCAGCATTAGACTTAAGGCTTCCCCCAGCATTAAGAAGCATATTCTTAATCTTAGAATTAAGAAACTCATCCTTTAACTGATCAAGATAATAACCAGTCTCAGCCTTAGAAACTTCCGGTTCAAAATTACCATAACGTTCGACAAGAACCTGAACGTCAGGAACAGCACCGAACTTGTAGTAGTAAGACTTAAGTCCTTCCCACACATCACGGTGGGAAGTAAAAAATTCATCAACGTTATCTTTGAGAAGAGTAGATATATCTTTATTTGTACATACAGCGGATATAACCGCAGCCTCAGTGTTCACCATTAACCTCTTCCATCATCTGCTTAGTTTGCAACCTAATCTTAGCACGCCAAGCATTATCTTCGTCAACCTTTTTCAACATCTCATCTAATCGGTCAAAATTATAAAAAAACCAAGTCATAGAATGTCCTTGGTTTGTAGTTTTGAAATAGTAATCAAGCAACTCTTTTGCTCGATCATAACCGACGCTTTCTATAACATCGTTCATTGCCCACTTTTCCCTATGCCGATTAATAATTGGCTTCCTGTCATACTTATTATCAAAAAGTCTGACATAATGATTGATCAGGGCATAGCACAATTTGCTGTCATCTTTAGTCATCGCTTATGCTTCTTTTCTTTTTCATTCAACTCTTCTGTAATCTCATTTACTTTTTCATGTAACTTGTTTTCAACAAATGCGTATACACGCTCAAAAGCGGCGTTTGTTGTTTCATTATTACGCAAAGAATCTTCTACACCAAGGGACACACGGACGCTCTCATAATTTCCAAGATTTCTAACGTATTCAAGATTGACACGCACACTAGTCATTTACCACTCCGGTTGCTTCCAGACAGGAATGAATTCCCCATCTTCGCTTTTAGTGTATAACACCTTTTCATTTCTTAGCAAGGCTTCTAGTTCTGCTTTGCTTAAAGTCCTACTTGTTGTAATCCGACCATCGATTCTTGGTCTTCCCCTATGGACAGTTTTAAAAAACTCATGAATTTCTCTAACATCCTCTTCGCTGAAAAGATATTTAACAAGTTTATCTGTTCCATCCAAGGCGAACGCTGCCTGAGGTTTACGAATATCTCCAGCACGAATATGCCTCTTTAAAGTATCAACATGACGGTCCATCATTTTTGCGACCTGTCCAGATGAATAGGCACGTTGCCTACGTCTATATGCATCTGATAAAACGTAGGCAACGCGCTTTTTCTGCTTATAGTTCCAAGCGACAAGTAGATCTTCAGAACGTCTAGTCTCTAAGGTTTTGTGGAGTTCATCATTTAGATAAAAGTAGTTCCACCGTTTCCCCTTGCTAACTGTTTTTCTTTTTTGTAAAGCCATTCTGTAAATCCATTTCTGTCTCTTTTTAGCATCCACCTTTTACCGCACATGCTACAGAACAATTCCAATCTAATGTCTGAACTGAATACTCTATCTACGAATACTCTGCCCCGACATTTCCTGCAATGCATATTACTCGCCGGTTGTTGGTGCGCTCACATCTGATACTGATGAGGCAGATGATGAAGAACGATTAAATACATTAAATGCTTCAAGTACCTGATCAAGGTTCGTTCCATTAAGAAGGTAGTTGTAGAACAGTTGTGATGATGCATAAACTGCGCTTACTGCTGATACAATGTTGGGAAGAGAATAGTCTCCATTAAGTCCAGCCCATGTAACGACTAGACCACCAATTACCGATAGCACAACTGCGACTGTGTGCTTTACTCTAATGCTTAGGTTAATTGTCTTAAATAGTGATGTGAGTAGTGTCACAACCAAGCCTACGCTAAGACCACCAATTGCTACTGCGTTTGTCATTATTTCTCCTATGTTTGAAATATTTTTCCATCCACGACACAGGTGTAATCGTGGATTTGAATTAACTGAATATGTGGATAATCATTTACCACATGTGCAACGGCAAATCCCGCCTGCCAGTTCTTTTGAATCGAATAATCCATTTGATCCTCATCGCATAGATGACCAATTTCATATCCTCGTAACTCTTGACCAGACAAATTATATGTCTGAAAGTATGCGCCCATTCTGTGAGAATGACCACGCACTAATGAAACGCCCCAGTTATTTACATCATTTCTGACAGACTCGCCAGAATGCTTTGAGATGGATTCTCCATGATGACCATAGATATCTCCAAACCTTCTTACTGGAGGTTCATGATAATAATGCCATTGAAACCCATGCTTCTCATATTCATAGAGAACGTTAGGATTCAATAACTCTAAAAACTGTGGAGCCTTCTTCGCAAGGTAATCTCCATGCCTCGTCCACCCATGATTTCCATCATGAAAATGCTTATCGGCCTTTGGAGCAAGGCTATTAATTTCTGCAAGAAAATCTCTTGTTCCACTTACTCCACCATCACTAACAGAGATAGACATCTCTAAAGGCTTATCTGCCGCCCACCTAGAAGTAGAATCAGCGTCATCAATGTCTCCTAAAAGGTCAACGGCATCTGGCTTGAATGCTTTAAGAACCTTGAAGAATAACTCTACCTTTCTTGGGTCATGGCGAGGAAAATGTACATCTGATGCCATAATCCATTTAAGATCGTTAGTCATTTATTTCCTTTGTTCGGTGAGCCTTATTATGCTGCTCTCTAGTACATAAAAATAAGTTCTGAATTCTATTGTCAGATTTATTTTCGTTTATGTGATGGATAGTTTCCCAGTCTTCTAATATTCTGTCAAGTTGTTTTTCTACCATGAGTCTGTGTTCATAGTACCAACCCTTAAAAGATTTAGGATGTTCTGGAATATTAATTACGACGTATCCGTCGTATTTTTTTTTACTTCTTTTACCCCAAGATTTAACGGGGACATACATTAGTAGCCGACAGCCATAACATGTATAAAGAATTTATCTCTAGACTGCTGCCACTTTGTACCGCTTGGACGAGTTATGTGATATGTAAACGTATCATGCTTACCAGTAACAACCAAGTTCGTCCTTATTACAGTACCTTTAACATTCCCGTCAAAGGTAGCAACAACCACAGGAAAAGTTGAAAAATTATTATGAAATTTCCATGTACCATAAACAGTATCAGTTCCCCAACCATGCTTGATAGAAGATGATTTTACTGTAAATGCTTCCATTTTAAATGGCTGTCCTGAAGCATCTAGGTGCAAAGGATATGCCCAGTTTCCCTGAATCCAAATTCTCTTACTCTGCGCTTCATTATAAAGCCTATTAGCCTGAGTAATAGCATTATTGATTTTAGAAACATCAACAATCAAATTGTTAGGCACTTAAAACACCACCATATTTATGAATTTCTGCTTCTTTAGCACTAACTAGAACAATATTTTTAATCTTAAATCCTAGATAATGAAGAACGTCAGGATCGTTCACATGAAATTTTTTATAATCTGATATCAAGTATATCCTATAAGTTGAGATATCCCTAATCAAAGTTCCGTCCCTGAAACCAATAACTCCAGCATATTTTAAATGCTTAATAGAATTCTCGCTTGTTTCTATAACGTTTAATTTCCATGAAACCCGCGCTCTATCAGAAATAAACCTAAACCTTTTAGAACCTTTAATTAAAAAGTATCCCTTTTCTGTATGGGCAATCATTCCGCTTGGAACGCGGGGATTATAACTACGAATCCTTCTTCGTCGCAGCATTTGCTAATGCCCTTGACAATTCTTCAATACGCTTATCCCTTGCCTGAATTTCCTGAGTTGCCTGTGCCTTCAGCACAGCCATTTGCATTTCATAATTTGTAGTAACCTGACCAATACGGTTCTGAAGTTCCTGCACTACCAATTCAATTGTGGTTGGCTCGCCCTGCGGCTGCTCAATAGTTTGTTCTGACATTTTATATTCCTTTCGTGTCTTGTATAGTATAACAATATTTTTATTTA